AAAATATCCATCCACTATCGCATATATTCCTGATAATGCAAATGCTATAATAGAAGCATCCAATCCAGTCCCCACGCCACTTTTAGGCCATAGGTGTAGGAGTAGTCAAGAAATAACCGGCTCTCCTACACCTTTTTCGACCTCTAATCACTACTTATGGATCTGCCCGAGGGCTTCTTTCAGCTTGTCAAATCCGAACATTGCCGCATAAGCCACCATGAATGCGAGGACCACCGCGGCAAACACCATATACCACACAACAGCGATCCCCTTGATGGAACAATATGCAAAGAAAGCGCCGAGCGTCAGCACCAGCGAAACGATCATCGCCAGAGCATTCGTCGGCAGCTTGTCCCAGGTTACTTTCTTGAGCACCTGTACCACAATGTTCGTCAGCACCACCAGCACGCCAATGATGCTGATGATGACAGACCAGTTCAGTACACTCTCCATATTCTTTTCCTCCTGTTATCCAGCCCCGTCTTCGGGCGGAGTAGAGTTTCCCTTGTCAGGCCATGAGTTGTTCTTGCTCAGGTTTTCAAACAGCGCCTTGAGACCGTAGATCAGCACCACGCCGATGATCTCCTTGAGCGCGACCTGTGACAAGGCCTCTGCGATCTGCTCCCGTCCGAGCAATGCAAGGATATAGCTGCACCATACCCATGCAAGTCCGTTGAGAATGCAGACCCACACGATAATCTTCATCGTGGTGACCTTGAACCCTGCTTTTGAAGAAGACGGGGGGTCCTTTTCAGGAATACCCCCATCCCCCTCCAAAATATCAGTGAACGGTTCCGCTTCTTTGCAGGCTTTCATTTTCTCGGAAAGGCCGATGCCCCACCTGCTCACAGCGCCGCCACCTCCTTCTTATCCTCGTCCTGAAGGAAGTCTCGTTTCTTCAGCCGGACCTTATACACCTCTCGAATGTTCTCAATGGCAATTTCCGCGCGGCTGTTTGGATACTCAGGGTTCTTTTCGCAATAATGCTCGTACTTGTCGATATACCCAAGTACCTCTACGAATTCTTCCTTCGTATGACGGATCGGACGAAGCAGCTCATTATTAAAGCGGAGTATCGCCGCTCGCCAGTCATCGGCCCGGCCTTGATCATCCGTTTTGATATGTGAGTCCAGCTTTTTCTCGATCTCGTCGAGGCGCTTTGAAATGTCAGCATTGATCGCCTTGCCAATGGCTTTGGCGAGTGCTGACCAGGGGTTGATTTTGACGGGGGCGATTTGCACCAGGGTCATAAGGATCAGGAGCAGACCGCCCCCGCCGGCTAAAATCTCTTGAATAGTCACATCTCAATCCTCCGGTGCGTTCATTCTGCCTTGAGCATGGCGATGAGCTCCTGATACTCGCTTTCGGTCAGCTTGCCGGCTGCGAAGAAAATGTCGATCTTTTCCTCAAGGCCGTTGGTCTGGCCGCGCTCGATCATGCGCTTCAGAGTGCGATACAGCATAGTCGTTTTCCTCCTTTCTCAATTATTCCGAGAGACCCAGCTCAAGCAGGGTCAGTCGGTATTCGTGATCCACGCTCATCGCGTCCGTATCCTGGACGATGGAGTCTGTGTTTTTCTGAGCGCGGAACAACGCATCATTACTGCGGTCGACCTCATTGTCCTTACCCTTTGCAAGGTAGGCGTCGTAGTTCTCCCGCACGCTGGCAGCAAGTCCGGGCCAACTCTCGACCTCAACGCAGTATTCGTCATACTGGAACCCGTCAAGGCCTTCCTTGTCCTCGGCATCCTTAGCGATCTTGCATGCCTCCACATTCTGGTAGAGACGGACAAGACTTCGTTTGGTACCGGGGATCTCTTCCACAGTAAAGCTGCCGGGGTTGACCATTCCCTGTACTTTCATGAAAATCACTCCTTTTTATGCCGCCTGGTATGGCGGATATAATGCCTGAAGTCTTCTGCACTCCTTTCGGACGACTTTCTTCAGTGCAAACATCGTCTTGGGCTGGTAATGCCTGTCCAAAACCTGCTGATGATTGCATTTGCGAAGCTGTCCGAGCCGTGAGATCAGCCCCGAAGCCCTCTTGAACGAGATGACTCGGTTCCTGTCTCGCCGGTAGTAGTAAAGATGAAGCGATTGCTTGAGCCGGAATAGATTGTGCTTTCGCAAGATCGTGTAACCGTGTCCGAATCGGTATCCCAGAGCCGATGGTAAGCGCGGGCGGCGGTGCCGCTGCTTTTTCTTCGGCAAAGCCTGATGCGCTCTTTCGACCTTGGGTGTAAACCCGACGCGGAATATCTGCCAGTTACCTTTGATCTTCATTCCGATCTCGGCAAGCCACTTCTTGATATCCTCCAGCAGCTTCCTCAGCTTTCGCTTGTTGGAACCGAAGATCGTGAAGTTATCCATCTGCCGCAGATAGTGTGATACGCCATACTGCTTTTGATGGATCATCAGGTCTAAGGGCTGGAGTGTCAAATGGAGAAACCATGCGGAGAAGAATGCGCCGATGAGGACTCCGTATTCCATAATGGCGTCGCACAGCCAGAGCGTTTCGGTGTCCTTGAACACCCGCTTCAAGGCTTCGATGACATACGGCGGATCAAGCTCCTCAAAGCAGTGGTAGATGTCGCACTCGCAGCAATACTTCGTGCCCTCCACATCGTTCTTCATCCACTTCTTCAATGCCTTGACGCCGTAGGAGTTCCCTCGGCCGGGGACGCTTGCGATGCAGTACCGGTCCATGCTCCGCATAATGTGCGGGATCATCGGCTGCACAACAGCGTGGTGAACATATTGGTCCGGCCACAGAAGCGGCTCGTTGATGTCTCTCCATTTGCCTTTACCGCTGTCCGCGTTGCGATCCCAGCGCCGTCGCTTGAGGGGAGGGTGCATGTGCTCGTCTCCGTCGACCAAACCTTGGATGAATGCTCGGAGCTTCTCCACATATTCATCCATATTATTTTCGATCTCAATGACCTTTTTGTTCAGGCTGTGATTGCCGTTTCGCCGATGGCCGGCGTTCACTTCCTGAATTGCCAGACGAAGGTTTTCGTCAGATATGATCTCTTTGTAAACTCGAACTCGTTTCATCAGGGATGTTTTTCCTCCTTGTAGCCTCACAACCGTTCCAGCGCCGCGGGGTGTTCCAAGGCGAGACCTGGCCCGAAGTGTACTAAGCTGTGTCCTGTCGGCTTTTCTTCAGCAAGTGCTGTGCGGTCAACCGTGCGATATAGAAAGGGTGAGGAACCCCTACTACCAAATGGAGGGTTAGCCTGTGGCTTAGCAAGGATGCGACAGCCGATGTTGTCGTTCGAGTTCGACGTTCTGTTGTAGTTGACGTAGAACGGACCGTGATTCTGGTTCTGGTTATAGTTACCGCCATGGTACAGGCACGGGTTACTACCGTTGAAGTCCCAGTTATCCGGGACCATCGCCTGCTGCACAGTTGACCCCAAATGTAAAATTATTGTTTTCTTAAAAATATCAGTGAAATGCAAGGGGAAGGGGCTGCGGCCCCCTCACCCCTGCACCCCTACCTCTTCAGGGGAACAGTCACGCCGCCTTTGGCGGGCGTTCCTGGAGGCGACAGCCGATGATGCCGCTCGAGCCCGACGTTCCGCTGTAGCCGACGTAGAACGGACCGTGAATCCGGTTCTGGTCAAAGCTACCGCCATGGCACAGGCACGGGTAACTACCGTAGAAGTACCAGTAATCCGGGACATAGGTCGTTTGACTGCCGTTTGCCGCGCTCGGGAACAGTGCCCATTCAAGACCGCTTGCTGTCGGAATGGTGAAGTCGGACGGATAGCCAGAAGAGGGCGTGCCGACCAGCGTGCCATTTGCGCTGTCGCTGAAGTTGTTGGGATTGCTGATGACATTCAGGCCGTTGCTGTTGTAATAGCAGCCGTCCATCCAGTCATAAACATTGTCCCACCAGCCTTCGATGTTGCGATACTGCGTGAAGCCGTAGCTGTCGCGGCTTGCCGCGGTCGTACCGGTGTGATAACCCATCGCGTCGGTCTGTCCGTTGTTCATCTTGGAACCGTTCGTAGAGCAGCCTCTGCCGATGCGCTCGCCGTTCCAGTCGGCAAACTCCACAAGGAACAGCATGTTCACATACCAGAACTGAGCAAAGTCCATCTGCCAGAAGTTAGCGCCGAGGTTATGAATACCGCTGCGCGCCTGGCTTCTCGTGATGTTTACCTGCTGTGCGGCGCCAGTGGTGGACTTGTAGCCGCTGGCGCAGTGGTAACGGCCGATGTAGGAGAAATCCAGTTCTCCCTTGCCGTCGCCGCGGTCGCGGTTCACAGGGTCAACGGAGAAGCCCTCGACATAACCGTCCGCGATCTGGAGCTTCAGCTTCTTGCCGGTCTTCGTCCATTTGAACCAATACTTCGGCTCCTTGACCTCAACGCCGCCACTGCGGGTCTCCTTCACCATGCCGGACCACGGCATCAGGTTGTCGAATGGAGAAGAGCCACTTCCGTTGTTCACCGCCGGAGACGGATCGCCGAAGCTTGCCGCCGCGTCAGTGCGCTTGCCTCTGGTAGAGCCGCCGCTTGTCCAATCCCACTCAACGCCGTAGATCGTGACGAAAGCGGCCGTCACATTGACCGTCGTATCAGAAGCCGCCTTGTAGTTCGTGCCCTCTGCGACCTTGACGGTGATCTTGGCCGTGCCGGTCGTGTCGTTCACGCTCTCAACGGTCACAACGCCGGTGCTTTGATTGATGGACTTGATCTTCGCGACGCTCGTGTTGTTCGAGGTGGCTGTGATCGTTCCGTTGCCCTTGCGGTTCACCGTAAAGGTGGCGGTCTTGGCGCTGCTCTTCAGAACGATGGAGCTCGGCGAATTGGTCACGCTGTTCACGGCCTTGCCGATCGTCCACGATGCTGTCTTGCCTCCGGTGCTGCCATCCGACCACTTGTAGTTGGAAGTCGGCGTAAAGGTAGCGCTGTAAGTGCCTGCGTTGGTAGCGGCCGTCACGGAAACGGTCATCTTTGCCGAGTCATAGGCGGTATTCCACGAAGGAGTCTTCGGGTTGCCGTCATAAGTCAGCGTGCCGTTCTGGGCGGGGACCGCCGCGATGGTAGCTCTGCCGATGGTCCACTTGATGGTCTTTGCCGCGGTCGTACCGTCCGTCCACATACCCTTCTTCAAGGTAAAGGTCGCCGTGTAATCGCCGGCATTCGTCTTGGCAGATACGTTCACAGAGGAGTTCTCATTGTCGAAATTCTGCCACTTCGGCGTCTGGGCGCTGCCGTTGTAGGTCAGCGTACCGCTCTGCGAAGGAATGGAAACGAGAACCGAGATGATCGTCCACTTCACTTCCTTGGCGCCTGTGCTGCCGTCGGACCACTTGTAGTTGGAAGTCGGCGTAAAGGTGGCCGTGTACTCACCGGCAGCCGTACCAGAGGTATCGCCGCCAATGGTCATCTTGTTGGTGTCATAGCCGTTCCAGCTCGGTGTCTTGCTCGTGCCGTCGGCAACAAGCGTTCCCGTCTGCGTCGGCAGAGCCGAGATGACAGCGCGGTCGATCGTCCACTTCACGCGGGCTTCATCCGTTCCGTCCGGGAACAGATAGCCGTAGGACAGCTTGAAGATCGCCGTGTAACTGCCTGCGTCAGAAGCGCTCGTCACGCCGGAGATCTCCATTTTGAGTGGATCGTAGCCGTTCCAGCTCGGCGTCTTGTCCGAACCGTTGTAGGTCGGGATGTTCGTCTGCGTCGGAACGGCAATGGTCTTGCCCTGCACCGTAACGACAAGGTCTGTGCTCTTCGTCACACCCTCGTAGGTGTATTCAAGCTTCATGACCTGGCGTCCAAGCGTAGAGAAGTTCGTCGTCGGATAGGTGTAATCCAGTACCGCCGCCGTGCTCCCGTCCGAGAAAGTCGCAGTAACGACCATGCCCGTCGGATCAAGGCTCTCCTGATACTGGTAGACCGTCTTGGCTGGCTGCGTGGTGATGGCGATGCTGACAAGCACCTTTTTCACCGTCACGGCAACCGTCGCGGTCTTCGTGATGCGACCCTCGGTGTAGGTGATGACAACTTCGCTCACCCCGTCCGTAAGAACGGAGGGGGAGACGGTGTAACCCGTCACATTTGCCATCAGACCTTCGCCGTAGTTTGCCACAACGACCATGCCGGTGGGGTCGAAAGTTTCACCGGACTTATAGACCGTCTTGTTGGGCGTGGTGGCGATAGTCAGACTTTCCATCTTCGGAGAGCCGCTGCCACCGCCGCCGGAAAGGTTGAATACCTTGCCAACATTACTCATCTGTTCCGACCTCCAGTCGAATGATAAAGACGGACAAGTCAACGGTCGGCGTCGTATCGCACCGGAAAGTCATCTGCCCGCTTGTGGTTACATTGTCTGCGCTCACGCCATAACTGTCGTACACATTACGGGTACCGGCGTCTGCGCCTACAAGATAAATATAGTTGCTGTCAGCTAAGAGGGAAGCATGTGCAACAGTCTGCGCTCCGCCGCTCCAATTCGCGGCCGGCAGAGTAACAGAGATGCCGATATGCTGGAGATCCTCCAGTCCGGCGGCAACAAGCTCCGCCAATTCAGCTACCTGCTTGGCGGAATCCTTCTTCCCCGCAAGTGCCAGCTTTTTGAGCTGGTCAAATGTGGAAAACTTATGCTCTGCCATGTGTTGTTACCTTCCTTTCAAAAGGTGGAACGGGGGACAGGAAGCCCCATCCCCCGCTCGCATATGCTGGATCAGACGGTAGCCTGAGCGCCGAAGACTTCGGTCAGCATGGCGTCGACTTCCGCGTCAGTAGCCATCACGATGTCAGTCTTCTTGACAAAGGTTTCGTCAACCTGGGTCTTGGTGTAGTAAGACTCCAGGGCGGTGCTGATCGCGGCAGTCACCTCAGTCGTCTTGGCGTAATCGCCGATGCTCAGAGCATTGATCGCCTCGGTGATGTAGGCGACAACGGTGGTAGAGGTCGCACCCTCGGGCAGCGTGCCGACAAGAGTCTTCAGGTCGGCGATAGCGGTCTTGTTCTCGCTGATGCCGCCGGCCATCTTGGTCGCCTCAGGGCCGTGCTTGGCAACCCAGTCGATCAGCTCCTTGTAGCTGTTGACCACATTGTCGTCGGTCACATCGGTGGCGAACTTGTTGATAGCCGCGTCGATCATCTTGCTGATGGAGCCTTCGCCGTTGCCGGTCAGGGTATCCAGGTCAGCCTGCTTCGCCTTGGCGTCGATGATGGCCTTCAGAGCGGCAGCCAGATCGCTCTCAGCAACCTCGGACTTGTAGGCCAGAGCCGCCAGACCGTGAACGGGAATATCAACGCCGTTGGCGGAGATGGTGCCGTTGGTCTTACCCTCAGCGATGAGGATGTCGGCGATCTTATCGGTCAGGGCCAGCAGAGTGCCGTTGACCTTGATGCCTTCCATCTTGTTAGGCTCGCCGCCGGCAGTCACCAGGTCATTGACCTTAGTGGTCAGGCCGGTAACCTTAGCGTCGACAAGGCCGATCTCGCTCTTGGTGCGCAGCGCCAGTTTCTTGAGCTGATCAATAGTAGTGTGCTTGGTAGTAGACATATTGCATGTCCCCCTTAAATATATTTGTTTACGGCTGTTCGCCGAAAACATCATTGAGTAGGTCATCCACTTCTTTGTCAGAAGCGGTGTTGTCGGGTGTGCTTCCGCCCGGGTCGCTCGAAGCAAAGGCGTCGTTCAGCATATCGTCGACCTCTTTATCCGAGGCCGTTCCGGAAATGCTTCTCTGGATCTCAACGATTACCTCGGTCAGCGTCTTGTTGCCAAAACCCGCCGTCGATGGGTCACCGATGATTCCCATGATCTGCTTGTAGGCTTCATCGCCCATCGGGTCTCCGGAGCCGCCTGTGCCAACGCTGATATTGGCCGGGAAGAGGATCTTGCTGGTCACATGCCAGCCCGTCGACTTCCGTTCCTCGCCCTTGACGCCATAAACGGCGATCTTCAGCGGGATACCGCCTTTCTTCAGGCATTCGCCCGGAATGTCACACTTGTCCTCGCTCAGCACCACAGCCATGCTGACGCCGCCTGCCTCAAAGAGCGCAGTCTTTGCGAACCCGTCCCAATCCTTGCTGAAGGCGAATTCGACCGGATAAGGCGTCGCTGCGTTCTGGATCAGTGTAGTGTCCTCCACCAGCGTGGTGAAGCAGCTTTTGATCGCGATTTTCAAATCATTCGCCTCCTTCTTCGGCATTGACCGACAGTTCAAGACGCACGATGTTCACCGTGATGTCTTTGATCGGGTCGGTATCGTTCACAAATGTGATGAAGCCGGTCGTGGAGATGTCTTTCGGACGCACATTGCATTCGAGGTATTCTTCACGGCTGGCTTCATATGCATCAATGAGGTATTTGTACTTGGCAGCGGCCACAAGGCGGCTCTCCGCCACAGTGATGGAACCGTTCGACCATCCGGAGGCCGGCAGCACCAGATCGAAATGGATGCCGAGCACATCGCCCGTACCCGTTCCGTTCAGACCGTTGTAGACGGCGATGTTGTACTTGCTTCCGTCTGTCATCGTAACGGTGTAAATATCAGTCGAGCCGGGCGTATGATTGCCCTGCGTTAACTGAATGCTCTGGATACCGTTGCCGGTCGGGCCGGTCAGCTCGCAACTGATGTTGGTGTTCACATAGGCGCCCTTCTCAGCGTCCCAGATCCACCAGGTACCGTTCTCCGGCTTAGGCGGCTTGCCGCTGTACTGCTGTGCGGTCGCGGCGCTCTCTGCGGCAGACTCCTTGTAAGTCTTGGCGTTTGCTTCAGAGTTCTCGGCGGACTCCCGCGCGTTCTCGGCGGCCGTTTTAGCGGTTTGCGCCTTGTCACGGGCATCCACAGCAGCCGTTTTAGCGGCTTCGGCGTCCGTCTTCGATACAGCAGCGGCATCTTCCGATGCTTTTGCTCCATTTTGACTGTTCGACGCCGCATCTCTTGCAGCTTCCGCAGCAGTGCGAGCCTCTTCCGCTGCGTTGCGGTCAGCAGTAGCCTGTGCACCCAGCGTCTCAGCCTCTGAGCGGATGGTTCTCACGCGCTCCTCGGCGGCCTTGACCTCTCCCTCGGCAAGCGTCGCCGCTGTCTTGGCGTCCGTGGCCTCCTGTGCCTTCTGCTTGGCGATCTCTTCCGAGTTCTTCGCCTCTGTCTCGGACGCCTTAGCACCGGCGGCTGCTTCTTTCGCGTCTGCGGCCTGCTTGTTGACGTTTTCCTCAGAGGTCTTGATGCTTCCCTCGGAGAGTGCAGCCGCCGCAGCGGATTCGGAGGCGCTTGTCGCCTTTTTCTCGGCATCTTCAGCGGACTTCTTGGCAGCCGCGGCATTTGCCTGTGCGGAATCCTTGGCTGTGGAGGCAAACTCCATCGCGCTGCTGGACTCCGTGTTCATCGCCGCCAGAGCATCATGGATGGAGCCGCGAACCTCTTCGCCATAAATGGCGCTGAGGATTTTTTTCAGAAAGCTGCTGATATCAGCCATCTAAATCACTCCTTCCTTAGTCCTCCAGCATCCAGTCGAGCAGCAGGATCTCCTCGCCGCTCAGACAGCCGATCGTATCTTCATACTTGGCGGTCATCAGCTCGACCTCATGCTCCATCTCGTTGAACGGAGCAAGCTCGTCGCAGAAGGCCTTAAAATTAGGAGAGCCAACCTTGATGGAAATGGTTCCGGTCTCGTTGCCACTTTCATCCTTGTCGGGCTCTCCGTATTTGTTGATGAGGTCGTGTTTGAATGCTTCATACTCGGTCAAAGCAGTAGAAAGCATCCGGAAGTTCCTCGCGGCGATATAGCCGATCTTGTTGCGGAGCTGAAGAAGCGGCCGCAGGTTCTGGACCATCACGACCATTTCTGAATTTTTAAGCTGTTTCTTCAACATTATCCCTCCTTTTGCTGAAGCAGTTCTTCGACCATTTGATAGAGTTTCTGGATCATGTGCGTATTGAGCGCAATAAGTTCGCCGTATCGGATGCTGTAACGGTAGTCTGTGATGCCATCCGAAAGGATCTCTTTGACAGGGTCTTTAACAAGCGCCGCAAGTTGATCCGATGTCAGTCCGGTGTCGAGCATTGCCTGTTCTACATCCTGCGCGATGAAGCCGAAATGTTTCCGCCCGGAAGTACCTTTGTTGTACTTGAAGGTGGATGGCTTCAGCGCCAGGAAGAACGCCTCATAAGAGGCAAGATCATAGTCGATGCTGTTCTTGATCCTTAAATCGGAACCGTAACTTGGCTCTTCGCTCATGGTGATGCCGCTGGAAACAACAAGGTCTGCTCCGGAACCGGAGATACGGGCGCCAGCATTGGTAACAATAATATAAGGCTCCCAACCAGGACCGTTAGAACCATACATCATCGCACCGTAGGTCGTATGCTGACCGTCAGAGCCATGCCCTTTGCAGAATCCACCATAATCACACGACAGGTCGATATAATCGGCATTGATGGTGCCGGAGCGAATATAATCGGCATTGATGTAAAGCCGTCCGCTGTACGAGTCGCTGAAAATACCGAATTTCGTACCACCGGAGGTGAGCACATCAAACACATTCTGGTCGGTACACCGATCCTGATAGGCCTTGTTTGCTCTCGACCATGCAGCAGAAGCCTCATCGTAAGCGTCGTCTGCTGCGCTCTTTGCAGTGGCCGCGTTTGCATTCGCCGTGCTTGCCAGCGAGTAGGCGGGGTTGGAGGTGAGGTTCTGGTTCGTCACGGACGCCCAGTTGATCGTGCTTCCGGCGGACAGCGTCACCTTACCGTCTATGGTAACGGAACCGCTGGAATCAACAGCAAAGGTCGTGCGGACGCCGTTGGTAACAGTAAGTCCGTAGACGCTCAGGTATTTGGACTTGAATCGCTCGTCATCCATCATGCTGTTGCCCGCTCTGTCAAGGAAGTCAGAAGCCTGAACCACCCCTTTGAAGTTTCCGTCCACACCGACCAGCGTGCCGCTAAAGGTGCCTTTCGCCGCAGCCAGAGTGCCCGCAAAGGTGCCTCGGCGTGCGGTCAGGTTACCTTCCTCGTCAACAGTGAAGTTTCCGCCTCCAATGTCGATGGAGCCTTTCTTCATCGTCAGCTTGCCGGTCTCGAAGTCAAGCGAGAAGTTTCCGCCGTAATCTTTCAGCGTACCGGCGCGGATCACATCGGCATTGAGAACACCGGTCGTGATATAGTCCGCCACAATAGAACCATCCATTGTGATGGCAAGCCCAAAAGTCTTTCCATAATCCTTGGAGTAGCCAAGGCCGTTCATGTTCCATTTCCAGAGCTTGTCGGCTTTGGTATAGTCGCGGATGTTGGAAATATAAAGCGTGTCAGAACCGCATTCGTCCCGTGTGATCGTGATGTAGCCGGTCGTGGCCGCTGTCATGATCTGCGTGGCGTTTTCTTTTGCCTCTTTCAGGATGTTGTGTGCCTTAGGGAGACCCTCGATTTTCTCAAGGATAGCGGCGCTGATCTGGTTGTTCACACTGGTAAGGCTTGTCTGCACCGTGTCGCCGAGCGTAAACTTGGTATTCTCCGGGCTGTCCAAAGGGATCTCCAGCTTCGTGACAGGAAATACACGGTCAAGGCCATGCGGCCGCGAGATCACGCGGATCTCGTCCAGCAGCTTCACTGCCTCCACATTCGCGTTGAGATAATGGAGGTCAAGAGCACTCACTTCCAGTTCCATATTGTCGAACTGTAAGTCGGCAAGATATGCCTTCGCCTTTTCCAGCAGCGCTTCAGGATCAGAAACGCTGTCCCATGTCACTGTTTTCTCGATCCAGCCATAGGTTTTTACAGCCTCGGAGGACTGGACATAAAGGCTGCCCTCATTCACGCTCTCCACGGTCAGATAGGCGTCCAATGCCTCAATCTTGCTCTTGTCAAGCCTGTTGCCAAGCGGAACGATGACCGTTGCGAACTCCGTCATATCCCATCCCTTGGTGTGTTCGATGAGGTTGGAACCGAACTGGATCGTCTGGCTGCAAGTGTCGGGGTAATCAGCCAAATAGTCGAGATAGCGGATGCCGTCTTCCTTACGCACCCGCAGATGACCGCCGTACTGCGCCACCAACGCATTCAAGATCGTGATGGTCTTTTCATAGTTGGCGTAATAAGTCGGAAAATCTTCATCCACCACAGTAACAATGCCGATGGTGAACTTCCGGTTGTCTCCGACCTTTGCGTTGTGAATGGCGATCATCGCCTCAAGGTACTCACGGATCGTTCCTCCGGCGTACTCCGCAGGCGGCTGTGTGCTGTCGTTGAAGAATGCAAGTTCACCCTCGCAAGTGAGCACCCGGTTTCGGTAAAAGTCCTCGTTTTCAGAGAGGACGCGACCCGCCCAGATCTCTTTTCCGTCCTTGTGGACGGCAATGTCGGTCACCATACGGACGATAGTGCTGTATCCGAGATTGGAGGGCGGAACCGTCATCACAAAGGAACCGGCTGCGTTGTCCTCCAGCGTCAGCTTGGGGCTTGCAAGCTTCATGTTGTCCAATGCGAAGGCATCATTGTAGATGCAGACGCCATCGGCATAAACAGAATACATCGCTTACAACCTCCCTTGTCTGAAATCAACGGACACAGTCCCCGTTCCCTCGTCGACCCAAAGATAGATCGTTCCGCCGTAGTCGCCAAACAGAATAAACTCAGGGATCTGAATGGTTCCCTCCGGCAAAAGCTTTGTTAGGTCGATGCTGAGCTGACGGTTGACAAATCGGACATGAACGCCGCGTCCCCCACTGCTTTGCACAATGAATCTGGGGCATACCGGAGCCCGTCCGTACATCACCGCGTCCAGCTCGATCTCTTTCATCTCTGTCGTCACCGCAATGTTTCGGAACAAAGCTGCCTGAATGACTCCATTTTGAAAGTTGAACGGGTCCCATAGCCAGTTGTCGATGGAGGAAAGGTTTTTCCACTTGTACGGGCCGACATCGTAGTCGATGACGAGCCGTGACCAGTCCTTTTCCGACTTCCAGGCGTTCACTGTGAAGCGCCCTTCGTAGAAATATTCAGGATCGTCCTCAAGGATCGCCCGCATGGTCTGTCCGTGCAGATAGTCCATAATGTCCGAGTAAGCCATGTGCCACGGCTTAAAGTCGTTCATGACGATAAACTCGATAGACCCTGTCCGGTTCTGATACACCGGATACCCGGTGAGGGCTTGCGACAGATCAATGACGCCGTCCCCACCGGGAATGTCCAGAGTCTTTACCTTTTGCGCAGGTGGATTGAATAGCGGACGGGAAGCGGGGACAAGCCGCCAATCGTCCCATGTGTTCTTATCGCCGAATGTGATCGAATGGTACAACTTAAATCCCCCTTCCTCTTTGTGTAGACCGCTGTCCGAGTGCCACATCCATCGGTTCAGCAAGTTCGCCGACGAGCGCACCGGTGTTCAGCACAACACGCAGCTTCTCCATGCGTTCCAGCATCGAAGCCATCTCACCTCGAAGCGTGCGGAGTTCAGCCACAACATCATCATTGTCGACGGAAATAGTTGTCTGGCTGCTTCCGCTGCGCTGTGCCTCAAATGCAATGGCAGCCTGCCCGACAAGGCCGACCGCTCGCTGCGAATAGAATAGGTTGTTCAAGGCGTCTGCTCCGGCCGATACGGCGGAGAGATCCAGAACAGGACGGATCACCGGCTCCATATCGAACCCGCCGCTCACAATGTCGGCAATGGTCTGGAGCACACCAGAAAGACCGCCCTCGGCCGACTCCGCCATCTCAGAACCGGCCGCATAAGATCGGTCAGCATAGTCCTGAAGACCTTTCACGAAACCAAGACCGGTGTAGTTACCGATCTCACGGAACACCCTCGATGGAGAGTTGATGTCCAGTGTCGACTTCGCCGCCTGTACGCCTGCAAGAGCCAGTTGCGTGATCTCGTCAACAAAGCTGGACTTCTCAGACTGAACGCCTTCAGTAAGCCCCTTGACGATCTGCTTGCCGGTCTCATCCCAACCAGCTTCCGTCAAGACCTTCTGCGCCGTGTCGGCCATCTCCTGAAGCTCATCCTCAGTATTGTTCTTGATAAGACCAACCTTTTCCTCAAAGCTTCTGCGGAGCTGTTCCAACTGAGCGTTGGCATCTTCCGTAACCTGGTTCATCTTCTCCTGCCAGAGAACACGATACTCGGTAAGCTCCTGATCGGCCTCCTCGCGGAGTTTTGCAATATTCTGCTGGGTCTCTTCGCGCAGCCCCTCTAATTCGCCGACCGCCTGCTCGCGAGCCATTGCGTGCTTGACCTTCCAGAGGTCAGCATACTTCTCAAGCTCGGAGTCGCTCATGTTGTTCAGCGCCTTGATCTGGGCGATCGCGTCAGGACCCATATCCTGAAGTTCCTCGATAAGGTCACTGTCAAGTCCTCTGCCGGCAAGAGACTCTAAAATATCCTGCCATTCGCCAAATTCCTTGACCTGACCCTCAAGATTCTTCATCAGGGTGTCGCCGCTGACCTCATCACGCTCCTTCACAGCGTCAAAGAGGCCATAGGACTTATAGAGGGAATCCTCGCGGGATTTCAGAGCATTCTCGTACTTGTCGTTCTCAGCCTGAATATCGCTCGCCAGTTGCGCGTTGATCGACTTTACCTTATCGGCGTACTCTTCCTCCAGGTCGAGCCGCTTCTGGTTCGCCTCGCTCTGCACAGACTGCACATCAGAGATATACTGTTTCTGCGCGTCGCTGATCTCTTTCTCCAACTGGTAAACTTGCAGGTCGAGCTTCTTCCGCAGCTCTGTCCCCTTGGCATATCGGCTCTGAACACGCTTATAGGCAGCCAGTTCCTCTGCAAGAGTCAGCTTGTTATACGATTTCTGCTCTTCGATCCAGTTCATCGAATACTGATAAGTGGCCGTAACCAACTCATTTTGAACACGATAGACCTCGCGGTCGATCTGCTTTCGTTCCTCGCTGCCCTCGCGGTATTTCTTCTGGAGCGTTTCCCATCCGGCAAGCTCCTCTTTCAAGCTGAGCTCGCTGTAATATTTCCGCTCTTCCGCCCAATCCTTAAAGGAGTCGAGTCCCTTCTGTGCGACCTTGATGGCTTCATCGCTCATCTTTGCCGCAGCCGAAGAAACCGGAACGATAGCATTGTTGATACCGATGGTCATACCCTCGCCAATGTTTTTACCAAGCTCGATAAACTCACGGGAGGGAGAATGGCTGTCCAGCGCCTTCTTTGCCGCATTCAACGCCGCAAGACCCAGATCACGGCCCGCCTGAGAGGCGCCGCTCAGCTTCGAGCGGATGCCGTTGATAAAGCCCTGCGAAACATTCCTGCCGGCTTCATTGAACTGATCCTTGTAGTTGTTCACTTCTGCCACAACGACCAGCATGACAGACTGCATCGCCGTCCGCACGGAAGCACCGTTGCTGCGGATCGTGGTACTGAAGCCGACCATCATCTGCACGACCGCGGTATTCATGCTCGTGGTATGTGCTTTCACGGTCGCGGCCATCGCAAGCATCAGCTCAGCCATCGCCACATTAACGATCGTCTGGTTCTGCCGGATGGTCGTGCCTGCGGAATTGAGCATATAGATGATCGCCGTGCTAACAGTAGCGCCACTGTTATAGAAGGCGTCGGTAAAGTTTTGGATACTTGTGTTTGCCAGCAGAACCAGCGCATTCGTAAAGTTTACAAATGCATACTGATCCATATTCTTCACCGTATCGGCAAGCGCCACCAGCTTCTCGACCTGTGTGATCGAGCCGGAGAGCTTGCTCATGTTGATACCCTCGATAGAGGCGGAGTAAGCCGCAAGACCATTGCCGAAGAGAACGAGCTGGTCGCCGAAGTCGGCAATGCTGTTGTCTCCGGTGAAGAAACTCACAAGCCCGCCGCAGTTCGGAATGGTATTGGAGAGTTCCACGAGCGCCTTACCGGCAGAAGCGGAATTGCTGACAGCACCGACATCCATTCCTTTAACGGCGAGAGAGTAGTCCTTCATGGCCTTACCAAACGGAACCAACTGCTCTCCAAACTTGTCCATGTCATTCTCACCGGCAAAGAAGCCGACTACACCGCCGCTGTTCGGCAGCGTTGTGGCCATCTCTGCAAGTGCCTTACCGGCAGTCGCCGCTTTGGAAACAAGGTCGGCGTCCATCCCGCTGATTGCGTTGCTGAACTCCGTCATGCTTTCTCCGAACGGAACGAGCTCATCAGCAAAATCCGAAAGAGAAGAACCACCCGTGAACCAGGACGCAATACCCTGCACAAGCTCAGCCTTCGTAAGCAGCAATATCGCGTCTGTCAATGCCTGCACACCGCTGAACATTGCCGGAGAGATACTGCTTGCGCCGTTGATAAACGGCTGAACATTTGTCATAAACGCCGCAAGGTCACTGCCAATCTGCGGGAACTGACTGGAGATACCACTCATGAATCCGCCGACAATGCCGCCGACAAACCCACCGATCGCCGTACCGATCTGCTCCAACAGCTTGCCGCCCTCGACAATCAGCCAGGAAAGGCCGGGAATCTGCGCAAGGGCACCGACAGCAGCGAGAACGATCGCCAGCTCAGCGATAAGAGCACCCATGCCGAGAACACCTATCATAGCGCTGGGGATCAATGCGGCTACCGCACCCAATGCGACCATAATGCCGGACAGCAGACCGATGCCGGCGATGGTTTTCACCAATACGCTTGTATCAAGTCCTGCCAGAGCATCAATGATGCCGGAGAAGAATGCCGCGATCACATTGACTGCCGCCTGAATGAGTTCGGGCAGCCGCTCTGCAATACCGTTCAGCAGGTTGATCAGGAACAGCATAATAGAGTCAACGATTTCCGGAGTATAGTTTGCAAGAGAAGCGAGCACGCCGGAAAGCAGTGCTAATGCACCGTCAGCGATTGCAGGGACGCACTCGACAAGTACATCCACCAGCGTAAGAACGACGGCCTTAACAGCTTCTCCAATAGCGGGAGCCCCCTGAGCGATCACGCCGCAGAACGCTATAATAGCCTCACCGAGCTTTTCGGCAATGGCAGGGATCAACGCGGCAATCCCTGTGATGATCGTGCTGAGTCCTGCCACAATAACGGTCACACCTGCGCCAAGAGAAGTAGCCAAGGCGGTAATGCCGACTGCAATAGCCGACAGTCCGGCACCGGCAGCGAGAAGACCTGCTCCAATAGCTGCGGTACCGACACCGATCAGCGCAAATGCTCCGGCAAGTGCCAAAATCGTCGGAACAAGAGGAGTCAGCACAAGACCGGCCACACCGATTACGGTGAATGCACCGGCAATCGTCACAAGCCCCTTGGCAATGCTCTCCCAACTCATTGAGCCAAGAGCCAGCAGCACCGGAGTCAGAATAGCCAATGCGCCAGCCGCTACCAGCATGGCGGCAGAGCCAGGCAAAGTACCGTTCATCACATTCAGACCGAGGGCAAGCTCTGCAAGAGCGCCGCCCATTGTAATGAGCCCCTTGGCGATCTCTTCCCAGGTCATACCGCCCATCTTTCCAAGGGCATTTGCCACGATCTCAAGTGCCGCACCAACAGCGATCAGACCAATGCCAACGCTTATCGTATTCTTCGGCATCACCTTCATAGCGATAGCCACTTCGGCCAATGCTCCGCCCATAGCGACAAGTCCCTTGGCGATCTGATTCCAGTCAAGGTTTCCGAAGTCGCCCATCGCGGAAGCAAAGATCTTCATAGCAGCGCCAATCCCGATCATTGCGATCCCGGTGGACACCAGACCCTTTGCATCGCCGGTCAACTTGGTAAAGACCGTGATCTCCGCCAGAAGAATACCGATGGAGCCAAGCCCCTTCACAAGCTGTCCGAAATCGAGACTACCGAGATCCTTACAGGCGGATGCCAGGATTTTGATTGCCGAGGCAAGAATGACGATGCCCGCCGCTGTTGTCAAAGACTTTCCACTGAATTTTGCGGTGTTCATAAAGAGCGAGACTTCCGCCAGCAGCACACCGACACCGGTCAGCCCTTTTACAAGCCCATTCCATTCAAGCGTTGCAAGGTCTGTGCAGACCGATGCAAGGATCTTGATGGAAGCCGCAAAGAGAACCATCTGTGTCGCGCCCTTCATCGAAGAACCGCCGCTCATGTTAAGCAGCTTCACCGCACCTACCATCGCAGCCATCAAGGCCGTCACACCGGCAACACCTTTTGCAAGCTGTCCGCCATCCAAGTCACCGATCTTCTTTAGAGCTGATGCAAGGATCAGGATAGATGTAGACATGGCGAGCATCACTGTCGAACTCTTCACCGCACCTTTAACATCTCCGCTGATTTTGGTAAAGACCGACATGGATGCCATCAATTCGGCAAAGAGAACCGTAATAGCTCCCAGTGACGCAGATAACTTCTCACTATCAATAAGAGAAATCGCGACGATAGATGCTGCCAGAATTGCAATAGCACTTGCTATTTTCAGCAAAGTTCCGGCTTTTAACTGCGTCTGATACGCCTCAAAGCATCCACGAACCCCATCCAGAATCCCCTTCACATTGTCAAGAAGACCTCCGACTTCATCAAAGGGCTTCGTCAAACTATTAGTGAATTTGGTTATTGCAATCGCAATACCGCCGATAGAAATTCCATTCAGCAGGTCGATGATTCCGCTAAAATCAGCGTTACTCACCGCAGTTACGATCTTATTGATGCCGTTGCCGAGCGCATCGAAAATACCCCCGCCAATTTTCTTAGCGGCAATGGATAGTGCTTGGATCAATGCGGCAAATTTCGACACATCGGTATTTCCGCCAATCTTAGAAAACGCATCGGAGATGCCATCTTTCAGACCGACAATAGCGTCTTTGACCTGACCGGCACGCTCTTTCAGCTTCTCCAGGATCGTGTGCAGGAGTTCCAGTCCGGGAACCTGAATCTTCTCTTCGGCAGTACCAAAGAGTTCTTTCAGAGACTCCTTCGCTTCATCCAGCGTCGGCAGACCGAGGTATTCACGAACAGACTCGGCAAAATTCTTGATGGCCGTAACAGCACCGCTCACAAAGTCGGATATTTTCTCAATGCCTTTTCCGAAAATGTCGTTCTTCTTGATCGCTTCGTCAAGCTTGACGAGCCATTCTCCGATAGAGCCGGTCACGCCGAGAACACCGCCGCCTAAGCCGGTCACTTTCCCAAGAAGAGAACCGACCGGACCCAGAATTGCGCCGATCGCCCGCTTGCAAATATCAAGAATGGCGAACAGACCCTTGAAGGTGTTCTTCAGGTTTTCGGAAGCAGTGTCACTAAGCGTCAGCTTTTCTGTGAACTTCAGCAGTCCTTCCGTCAGATTATGAAGCTGTTCCGCAGTAGTTGGCGGAAAAATATCACGAAAGGCTTCTGTGATCGGCTTGATAACTGTCCCGATTCCCTTGAGCGTATTCTTAAGAGACTCGATCAGCTCGGTTCTGCCGCCAAGGTCTTTCCATCCTTGAAGCACCGAATTACGAGCATCAGACTGCGTATCAATAAATCCGCCGATCGCCTGACTAAGACCAGTCCATAATTCCTTGGCTTCCTCAAAGTCACCAAAGAGGATCTCCCATGTGTTGGCCCAGCCGGAGCCCGCAGCTTCCTTTAAGGTGTCCATCAACTGTGAGAATGTCTTAACATCCTGTGCAGCCGCGAATGCCTTCTTGCCGATGTCGGTCGTTTCATCCGCATAATTACGAAGTGTGCCGACAAGAGCTTCCGTCGTCATCCACTGGTCCTGCAAAGAATCGTTAAAGTTATGTGTGGCGTCGATGACATTTCCCTTGACGGTCTTATACATTCCGTCTGCGGTTTTCGTCAAAGTTCCGCACGCAACAGCCGACTCCAAAAGCTGCGTCTTGAATTCCACCGTTGCCATGTTCGCATTTTCAATGGATTTCCAGTCGATCAGCTTGACATATCCTGCGGACAGGGCCTGCGCAAAGTTATACATTGCACGGGAAGCCTCGTTTGCATTTGCACCGGATACGGCAGCCACATTCGACACGCCCTGGATAGCCATAACAGCATCCTCAAGGCCGACGCCGGCATTCGTAAACTTACCGATATTGGAGGTCATATCCTGGAAAGAGTAAATTGTCTTATCGGAATAGGTGTTCAGCTCCTGAAGATACTTGTTGACCTCCTCCAACGATGCGCCGGTGCTCATCATGATCGTCTGAATTGAGCCCATCTTAAGCTCGTATTCGTCAAAGCCCTGCTTGACAGGCTCCAATGTAAACGATTCGATCATCCGTTTTCCGGTATTGATGACCGAGTTGGTAATGTTTGAAAGGGCGGTCACCGCCATGACTTCGAGCGCCGAGAATTTCATCCGAACAGTCTCGACGGAATTGCTAAGGGTCGAAAGGTCGCACTTTTTAGCTGCGTCGCCAAGGCCCTTCAGACCTTTAGCCGCACCGTCCAGATCCAAACCCTCTTTGAGTTTGTCGAGCGTGGACAAACTTGTCTTCACACCCGCCTCGAATTGACGGTTGTCGAATCGCATTTCAACAACTCTCTCGTCGATCGTTGTGCTCATGTCTTCGTGACCTCCTTCCATGCGTCATTTGCGATTTGATCAAAAATAGGCCGGATAGCAGGATTGATGTAATCACGCCCCGCTACCCAGCCACCGGTTCCAGTTCCATGTCCATACTGCAAAATGATGGCGATTGGAACTCCATTTTGAATATTTGAATTGTGAAACGAGATGCTCACAAAACCCTTCTTGTTCGTGATCTCGTAATACCACGATTGGGCCGTTTCTCCAGAGTCAACAGGCGTTGCAGACGCAAGAGCGGCCACTCCGGCTCGGCCATACTGATCAAGGTCTCCGAGATGCACCGTTTCTTTGGCTCTCTCCAAAAACCTCGTCAGCTTGGAGAAGTCGCCCTTTTGTCTGAACGTGATCATGTTTTCCTCCAAATTGCACTTGTTTACTTCTTCAAATACTGAGAACTGCAAAATCCGGTGTATGTGACACCCTTGTAAGTGACCTGAACATAAAGCCACTTTACATTGCCGACAAGTGTGTAGTACCCGTAGTTTGCAACTTTTGTACCTTTGGGAAGTACGGCGAGACTGGCCTTACCGGTTCCTGCACCATTACGGATATGCAGCCCAACATTCGCCGTGACAACATAAGTACCGGCCAAAGTCTTATTGAAAGACCTTGCTGCCTCAGATGCCTTTTTAGCACTTGCGGGCTTGCTTGCCGAGCCATTACTCGGCGGTGTTGCCGTGTTGGAACCTGTCGAACCAGCTCTGGCAGAATACTTGGGGAGGCAATAGCCTCGAATGTATTTGCCATTCACCCGCAAGGTTCTATACCCAACGGCATCACTCATATTTCCTTCGATGACCTTGATGGAATTTCCGGAAACACTCACCACAATGCCAACATGATCAGCGGCACCGGTATTATCACCAACGCCGTTATCTTGCCAGTCATACATAACAACATCACCCGGAGAGGGGACATAGGCATCATTCTCTTCCCAACGACCGATCTTCTTATAAAGATTGATCATTGCTCCGCATCCGCATTCGGTCGGCGCGATCTCTGTCAAGCCGGCCTCAATAAACACAGCGCTCACAAAAGTTGCGCACCAGGCGTCTGTGTATTTCACGGGGTAGCCTCGTGCAAGCGGTTTGTGACTGTTATAGAGGTCGATGATTTTTCTATGCGAGCCATTGCTTTCCTTGCATCCGAGATACTTCTCTGCAATCGAGACTACTTTGGCTCTCAGTTCTTTTTCTGTCATGGTATTACCCCCTTGTATTCCACTGCTTCCGTCGGGCAGCGTTCAGCGCTTTATACTGCGCGGCAACCTCCGCTCTCGAAAGCTTCTGAGGCGGCGACCCCTCCACATTACACACATTGATAAGGGTCAGCAGTCGGTTCAGATGCCATTTCTGGCACTCAAATGGGATGCCGTAGGAGATCATCCAATAATAAATGACCTCTGCCGTGACGATTTTACGGCTTCCGCCCTTTTTCTTTACATTGGAGATGGTCGTGGCGGTCATCGGAGCGTCAATGTACTCCGTGACCGTCTTCAAATTTGATGGAGTGATCGCTTTATACACATTCGGGTCGACATTCTGTGTCAGTGTCATGCACCGGATGTAGTCGATCGTCTCTTCTATGGTCATCGCCTTGCGGGACAAGTAAGGCTTGTGCCATTTGGCTTCCCATTTTGAAAGAGAGACCAGCGAATGCTCCAACTGGAGCGTCTGCTCCTTGGTGTTGATAAAGTTTCCGACCCCGTCAAACAATTCGGTAGCCGGCACTGTGATCTTCAGCATCGCCGGTCCTCATTATCATCAGTTTTCAGGAACAACAGGAGCTTCGGCAATCTGATCGGCCGGGGCTGCTTTTTCCGTCTTGGGAGGAACGATGCCGTTGACGAACTCGCTCGCAGCCTTAGCGTCGGTTGCCAGCTCCATGAACAGGTTGCTGTACGCCTCGGTCTGAGCGAAGGCATCGCGGACTTCCTGGTTCTTGATGAATCGACGGCCATCCGGAGACTTCTCGCCGTAAGCGCGCAGAATGATGTCCTTGAAGGTCTCGATGATGACCTTGCCATTCTGCGCCGCAACGATGCGGTTGATCTGTTCAACGAGACCGCCCTCCACGGAGACCTCCAGCTCAGTCACCTCAGCCTGCGTCAGGTTGAAGTAAAAATCCTCCTTGCGAGTGGTGCCGTTGTAGTCGGTATAAACGATAGTTTTCTTAAGCATGATGCTTTCTCCTTTCAAAAATTAAAGAAAGCGGAGCCCTCAGTGAAGAGAGCCCCGCTTTAGAAGTTCTTGTACCGTGGATCAGCCGGCAGCCTTCAGCAGCTCGATGACCTTCTCGGGCATCGGAAGCGTGGGTTCGGTGGCCTGGTCGCCATCGGTGCCGTACAGCATCTCCTCCAGCTTCGCGAGCTTGGCCTTGTCAGTCTTGGTGGAGTCGATGACCAGATGCGCGGTCGGCTTGAAATTGGGAACATCCACAGGCGTGGTGCTGATCTCCCAGCTCATGGTGGCAGCCTCGGGGCTGTCGTTCACGGTCTGGTTGTTCTTCTCAGAGGGAGAAGCCTGCGCACCGTACACCAGATGGAGCTTGTAGCCATAGTTCGTACCAACCGTATCGTTGCCGATCAGCGTGCGATAGCAGAAGCCGAACATCTTGCGATCCTGCTGGGCGATGGTGACGCCAGGGGCGATCTCAGCGCAGCCGTTGCAGGCCTCGAACTCATCGGGATAGGTGTAAGCCTCGATGGTGGCGCCGAAATCCTCGGCACTCATCAGGTTCAGGTACTTGATGTTGTCCGCCCATACGGCATTAGGCTCGCCGCCGGAGGGGCTCTCGTTAACGGCGCTCAGGCCGTACCAGGGCACACCTTTGTCGTATGCATTGTCCTCGCCCATCGGGAACAGGACGCCGTGGTCGACGCCGGTCTCATACAGACGCTTGCCGACTTCATCCCATTTGATCTTCATAGCTGTTTCCTCCTTGTAAGGTTAGAAATATAGGTTGAACACATCATGGTTCAGGTTTTCTTTGGTATAGTGGCGTTCATGGCTGCACATCGGAAGAAGCGCGATCTTGCTTGGGATCTCGCTGTCAGGATTTCTATAAATCACAGTTACCTGATACCGGTCGTGAAGCGCATAGGGCTGATTGTCAGCAAAAGTAGGTTCAATACGGCTGCGCTCGTAAACGATGCAGTCATAAATCATTTCCTTGCTGGCGGGAGGCTGAAAGTACACACGGCACTTTTCGCCTCGGTCGGGGCATCCAAGAATGTCAGATAGAGTCTTCTGAAGAAGCAGTCTCTCCATTGTAGACACCTCCGATCGTCAGGATCAATCTTGGATAATGGACTTCAACATTGGAGATCTTCCAATTTGCCCCCATAAAGCCAACATACCGCATTCGGTGGAAATTCTGGTTGGCAAACGGATCGGCGACTATGCTGATCTCATTCGCAACATTGATGTCGTCATTGAGCGTTTCCGATGACTGAAGACGCCTGGTGTTACGGGTCAAGTCTCCGAAGTACATCCGCTCCGTGATCTTTTCCACATATACACCAGGCGCCGTTTCCACCGTTTCAGCATAGCCTACCGGTCCGTAAAATTTTGCCATTTTGAATTTTCTCCCTTAGGTGCCGTCGTGACCGGTATCCTCGGTCTGGCCGGAAGAGGCCTTCACGGGCTCTTCCAGTGCAATAGCAGACCACAGTCTGGTCAGCGCGCCGGACAGACGAGTCTCGATCAGGTACTTCTCCTGGTTGAAGTCGATGTCGAACTGGTTGAAGCGGGTGATCTCGCCGCCCTTGGTAGAGCCGACGGTGTAGTCGCTCAGGTTGACGAAGATACCCAGCAGGTTATGCTTCTTGCCGGTCTTGTCGGTGCGGGCCAGACCCTCGAACTGCTCAGCAGTGTGCAGCTCATTGATGTTCAGCGCAGCAGCCAGATCAGCCTTGGAGTTGTAGATGCGGCGACCGTTGGTGTCGCGGGCCAGCAGCATCACATTCACCAGATGCGGCGTGCAGAAGAAGTCGGGAGTGCCGGTGCCCTTGAACTTCTCGCGGGAGTAAAGGGCAGCCGTGATGATCGCCTCGGCGTAGATGTAGTTCTCGCCGAAACGGGAAGCGGTGCCGGTACCCTGAAGCTCGTTGCGGGCAGCCTCGATGTCCACATCATAGTGGATGGTGTAGAGATCGTCGTCATTCCAGATAGAACGGACATGCTCCTCAGAGATCTTGTGCTCATCAGCCTCATCGCGACCGTCACCGATCAGGATAGCGGTAGCGACCTCTTCCAGCAGAGTCTGACGCATCACGCCGTACTGGTACTCGACCACATCGAAATCGGTGATGTCGATGATGTCATCGCGGTGCATGGAGTCAGTGATGTAGATTGTCTGCGGATCGGTGGTGCGCTTCATCAGCTTCATGTTGCCGGAAGGAACCTTCTTCTTGCCCTTCTGATAACCATGCGCGCGGATATCATCGCCGCGGGCATCCATGTTGCGGGTACGGATACGGCTGATAGGGCTCTTGTGGACCTTGTTCATGACCACATTGACCCAGCCCTGGTCACGGGTGATGAGCTCAGGAGCGCCGGTGCGCAGATCCTTATACTCGGGGAACAGGGCCTCGATGTCGTCGATACCGTGCTTCAGAGTATCGTTATGCTGCTCGGCGTAGAGCTTCATAGCCCCCTGAAGAGTGCCGACGCTCTTGAGCTTGGCGCTGGCGATGATCTCGGTCTGAGCGGAATGGCTCAGGGTGGTCGCCTGATTGTCCTCAGGCTTCTCGAAAACATTGTGTTTCATAGTCTTGTCTCCTCCTTCGGATTTGTCAGAATGTTCGATGTGGCCGTCATCCTTCTTCTCTTCGCCATCATCGTCGTCAGAATCGCTGTGGGCCATAGCATTGGCGAGCAAAGCAACCACAACGGTCTTCTGCTTTTCGGTCAGGCTGTTGATGACATCTTCAACGGTGTCGCCGTCTCCGGTGTCTTTCTTGTCGCCATCAGCGGACTTCTTGCCGTCATCGGCAGAATCATCAGCTTTGCCTTCATCTGCATGGGCGAGCGTGATAGGTTCGTTGGCGCAGAAGATGACTTCCTGCTCAGCGCCCTCTCCATGAGCAAGATCGACAAAGTCGATGAATGCTCCGGGATTTGCACCGGCGACCACAAGGCTCAGCTCCTTGATGTCACCATGCATCACATTTCCGCCCTGCTGCTTCAGGCCGTTGGCATAGATAGACAGGGAATCCACATCTCCGTGCTGCACGATCAGCTTAGCAGCCTTACCGGCAGCAGTTTCGTTGAATGTGCAGTAAGCGTAAACGCCATCCTCGCGGTTCTCCAGCAGCGCATGGCCAAGAATATTGGTCGGGTCGTCATGCTGGTGATTCCATACGAGGGGGACGGTCTTTCCGTCGCAATGTGCAAACGCATCACGGCGAATGGTGCGGCCATCACTGCACACAAGGTCATTGCGCGTCGCCCAGCCGCTGAAGTCGTACTTAAGTTTCTTCTCCATTTTGATTGTTGTCCTCCTTCGGTGTTGATGCCGGCGTGCTTTCCGCCGGTGCGCTCAGATTGCTGTTGCGCAGCTCGTCCGCCTTTGGGTCGGAAGAAGGCTTCATGCCGATCTTCTGCCGGATCTCATTCGAGGTCATGACCTCGTTGCGGGTGAACTTGTCAGTCATCTCAGCGATCTTATCGACAGGCACCAGCTTGAAGGGATCTCGGAAGAACAGGATGGACTGCTTTTGCGACCGAGCAGTTTTAGTGAGGAATTTCCTCTTGATCTCATCAACAATGGCAGAGAGGATTGGCTCAACGATTCGAGTCAGGTAGTTCTGCATCGTCTTGTCGTCGGCAGAGCCATCCAGAATGCCCTGGGTCAAACCTAACTGGCTGTAAAGCATACTCGTCAGGTATTCGATCTGGGACATCAGGTTGTTCTCGACGGGGCGATTCAGTTGGACCACATGCTCAGTTCCGTCAGTGTATGCAACACCGTATTTGGAGCTGGCTAACTGGTTCTCGATATCTTGTCGGCGCAATTCCGCCTGTTGACGACGTGCTTCTGTCTTGATGACATACGGCAACTGAATAATGAGGTTCAGCTTTCCGGAACTGTTCTGCTCGTCAATGGCGTCCAGCAGGTTCAACTTTCGGATAAGCCGCTGCATCGTAGAGTTCGGTTCATTCATGACAGCATAGAAAGGATTCTCCACAATGCCGACGGTACTCTTGGGAACAAGAATATCCTCTTTCTCACCGCGCTGGTCATTGTAGACGCGAACCTTTACATGCTGCGGGAACCATTCAAGAATCTTGCCGGTCCGCATCGTCTCGATGTCAATGCCGCCGGTTTTCTCAGGATCAAAGTTTGTATCGACAGGGATGATAGCAACGCAGCCCTCGTCCAGCATCGACATAACAATGTCCTGCATAAAGGCCCTTCCGGTCTGGTCAACATTGGCTTCTACCGTTAAACAGTTATTAAGCCCACTCTCGATGACCTCCTTGAATCGGTCGCTGCCATCCAGTCGCACATGCTGAACGGTCATAGATGAGACATCCAGCGCAATACGGTTATAGACCGAGGTAATGATCGAACGCTCATTTCCACGGCTGAAGAGTGGACGGTCGGGGCGATAACCGTAACTCGGCCCAATCGACATCCGAGAAACATAAGAATCTCGGTTCATGAATGTATTCCATGCGTGCTTTAGCCGCGTGGCAACTGTCATTTCCATTCGGAACTCATCACCTCCTTTATGGCATAAAAAATTCCGCAGACCGTTCAAAGTCTGCGGAGCATGGTAAATGATTTAGCTCTCCATTGTTCCCTATTCAAATGCTTCCGGATTCCGCTTGTAAGCGATATAGGCATCCATCATAGCCGACACAGCGTCGATCTTCTGCTCATACCGCTTCTTCATCAGCTTCCGGTTTCCATTGGTATCTTCCATGGCGATGCAGTTACCCATAGCATAGGTCATCAACTCTTCGTCAAAGAGGAGCATCCGGTCTTCGGCCAGCTTCTTCAGCTCACCCAATGGAACGGACTCCGTCTTCGCGCCCTGAATGACTTTCTCAATGCCGAACGGGCCGTTCTCAGCCGCCCAGCGTTCCACAAACTCCTTGGCGTTGTATGGGTCATAGCCAAAGCAGCGGACATCATACCCACACGCAACGATGTACTCGTCCAAGTCCTCATAGACCTGCATCGGGTCCAGAACCGTTCCATCCAAAACGACAAGACTGCCCTCATCCATAAACTGCTCATACTTATTACGCATAGCAGCGGGCAGCTTATTCAGCGTTCTGGAAGTAATGTAGTTTCTGGTCTTCACGCCAAAGGAACCGTTACGCAACGGGAACAAAAAGGTGAACGAACAGAAGTCGTCACCCTGAGAAAGGTCTCCACCCAGTGCGCAGGCCATCTGCCAGTAATCGCGTTTACGATGCGGCAGCGTCTCTTCGTAGGTGAAGTAATAGGTATAACCCTCCATCGGCAGTCCGAAACGTTTGGCAAGAATATCATTCCTTGCGGCAGGTGCTTTCTCGGCGCGTTCCACATCAAGCTGATAAGTCTCGTAACTTACCGTCTTTCCGATGTTCGGGTTCGCCTTCATCCACATCTCCGGATAGCCGACCTCATCGACAGAGTCGAGCTTGTACCACCAGATCGAAACATGCGGGTTTGGATAATCCCCCTTGAGAATGCTCATAAGCTCCATTTTGATGGTGTCGCCGGCGCCATTACGAACAGTACCCTCTGAACTGGTGGCCACGATCAGATAGTCGTCCACCTTGGAAGCGCCCTGCTCGATAGCGCCGATAACATCCTCGCGAATGTCGCCGGAGAGCCACTCGTCTACGGTTGCGATCTTGCATCGAAGACCTTGCAGCTTGTTGATCGACATGGGGCGGATCTCAATGAGAGAGCCGGTCAGAAAGTTCTCAATGCCTTTCTTGGTCGAGGCCAACTTGACGCGGTTGGCCTGTGAACCGGTCGTGTTCTGGAGCGAGCCTTGTGTCAGAAATTGGAATACGGGGCCGCGGGCTCTTGTGATGGCAGTGCGGATTGGTGACATGACCTCTTCGGCAAGCTTCATGGTTGGAGCTGTCGTGATCTGATGGGTCGTACTTGTGTCCACATTTTCAAAGAATGATTGGATGCACGAATCATAGATCGACTTAGCGGCGCCTCGTCCGACGATCAGGTATTGCTTGTTCACAAGCCGCTTCTTGATCATCTTCTTGACATAGTGTCCGCCTCGTCCGTCCGAGTTCGGCTCATAGACCGTGCGCTCCACAAAGTAATACCAGCCGAATACCTGCTCGCCCCACAGCTTGAAGCTGTCAAGGAGGTGAAGATCGGAACCATCCGTCAGGGTCATTTCTGCCTCGCAATACTTGATCCAGCCCTCAACGGCTTTATCATCGTAATAGATTCCTGGATTTGCGATCAGATCGTCAATCCGGTTCATCTCCATCGAAATCTCTTTGCAGACAGGGATCTCACCCCGAATCACCGCTTCACGAAACTTTCCGTAATACCTGGGAACAGCAGTATTCGACAGGGCCATTCAGTATTACCCCGCCTTCTTCTGCAACTGCTGAATTGCGAGAGCAATGCTCAGAGCCGAGCTGCCGACAGCCAAAACCGTTCCGGCGTTGTCAAGCACATCAGAAAGATAGCGGCGGCCTTTAGACACCGACTCCTTGGCAAACAGATCGTTGTACTGCCGTTCCAAAAGCTCGCGGTTGATCTGGTCGCGAAGCTCCTTGTCGGTCTTCTTGCTCAGGTCCATCCGCTCTTTCTTCGTAGCATTGCGGCTGTCCTGATCCATCTTCTTCGCCCGATTGACAAGTTCGGAAGTGGCATCCACAGCTTTCTTGGTCGACTCAAGCTTGGAGGGCGGGGTCGGCTTTTTAGTCAGATCCTTATATTTGTTTTCCAGAGATAACCGATTGATTGCCTTTCTAAGGTCTTCATCTTTCATCTCTTTCACAGGATCTTTCTTCTCCTGCTGCTGAGCGCGGCGTTTTCCCTCAGAAGTGTAACTGCCGTCTGAATTCTGGAAACGGCGAACGCCCCATTTCTGGCCTTTGATACCATAGTGGCAAAGTTCATCCATTTTGACTTTCCTCCTCTCTTGTAGCATTATCGGCCGCCACGAAAAGCCGCCACTCAAACTCGCTGATTTGACGGTTCATCGCGTCAACAGCAGAGGAAGCGGTAGGCAGGTCGAAAAGCAGCCGAACTTTAAGGTGCATATAAGATTTTACAAGGGCAAGCCGACCAGGGTCATCCTCCAGAAAGTCAGACCACTTTTCATCAGCCCCTGAAATGGCAAAGCCTTTCTTCGGGCCAACTCCCATCTGTCCAAGAATGGAAAAGACAGAGTTGATGTGCATGATAAGGTCAGCATCAAAGTGAGTGTAACTCTCGTCAATTCCGAGAAGCTTTTTCACCGATGTCAGGATGCTTTCAGTCGTATCCATAGATGCACTCCTTACTTGGAAAGGGCAATGTACTTTCTCATACAAAAGCCCTCGACCCCATCAGAAGTGCGAACTTTGTAAAAGTCTTCCGTGGACGCATCCAAGTCAACGCAGACCTGTGTCAGCGCGTCAATGACGACCGCAACATCTGCGTTGATGTCAGGCAGCTTACGCACATTCAGATAGAGACAGTCCGTAACAATGCCGGAGCCAGTATGCGGCTCATTGACCGCTTCTGCCTCAGTGCAGAGTTCCGTCACATCCTGACGCTTACCGCGAAGCTCCTGAATGATGTCCTGCTTGCGAGGATTATTCTGCATAGTCGGTTCCTCCTTTGGTTTAATGTTTCCAGGGACAGGTATCATTCCTTGTCCGCTTAGGTGGTTCGGTGAGCAACAGATTTTTGTCACCGTAGTGAATTGCCTGATGCGTCTCATGGGTCGTTGTGATGAGATACTCAGGGTCGAGTAGAATGTCTGTCCGTTCCAGAAGATCTCTCTGCCGAATCGGGTTCAGATGGTGAATGATGACTCGACCAAATATCTCGTGACCTTCGATGCCAAGGTCGCAGCCAAGATCTCTTGCAATCACCGTGTCTCGGATCTTCTTCCATTCCAGCGACCTGTAAAAGACCTGGTTCATATAACGGTCGAAGCCAAAAGTCGTTTCGCCGACGATGCCGTCAAGCCGAAGATACTCAAAGCGATCTTCAAAGGTTGGAAGAAGAACAAGCTCTGAATAGCTTTTAATATTCATCCTCTTCGTCCTCCTGCCCCTGATAGCTCTTCATAGCCTTGGCCGCCTTGAGGTACAGATCCTCCATCTTGGCGGAGGACTCGATTGCTTCGGCCTTTGCCGCGGCAAGATCCCTCTGCTTCTCAAGCAATTCTTTTTCGATCTGGGCTCTGGTAGAGCCGAGTTTCAGAAAATGGGAAATCACCTGAGAGGAAGCAGTGCCGTTGCGCATTTGCTCTTCGGCAACATCAATGGCTAAGGCGATCAGTTGCTTCTCTCTTGCTTCAGGAGTAAGAGCCGCACGGGATTTAGGTACTTTCTCAGATGATCTTGCGGCCTTTGCCATCCTTGCCACCTCCTCTCGCTGTGTTTGATCATGGTATGCACTGTGTTTTGTATTACTTATTTGGACTTTGAGACAGGGCTTGAAAGAACCCACAGAACTGACTGGCTGAACAAGTTGAAAGGAGAAATCCCCAAATGAAAGATGGAGGTAGAGAAAGCACTTGCATGACCCGGTCGTGGCGATTCCATGGAAAGAAGAACACATCAGGAGGTGAAATATCAGCCCTGTGGGCCCGTTCAAACCCTGTCTCGTCGTCCAAAACTCCCGCCGGCTGCCCCAACCCCGAAAAACATTTTTCAAAAATATCCCCCGGAGAATTTTCAAAGACCGCCGCGATGCGGAGGGGGTGCTGTTTTTGCGACCCCCCCTATATCTTTTGGAAAGCAAGGTAGTCTCGCTAAGCAAAAGGTGATTAGGAGTTAAAACTTATTGTGTTGCAAAAGCAGAGCCAAAGATAAAACCTCCCGATTTGAGCGAAAAAGACTGCTAAAGCCTTTATGCACTCACGGGAGGCGAATCCTTTGTGTCTGCTTTTACTTTTTTGTAGATCCCAAGGGGATCGTATTTGATGATGTCGTCGATGGCACGCTCAAGTTCCTGTTCGTTTTCAGCATCTGAAAGCTGATCGGAAGTCCTGGCTATACGGGCCAGGTAGGCGCAAGAGTGATAGCCTTTGCCTTCATCAAAGCGATACCAAGCATCGTACTGGGTAAAGGGATCATACGGATTATCTGTCGTAGTTAGCGCGCATGATTGAGCCATTTTCTCTCACTTCCTTTCATGAATTCAGATACTTGGAAACGGCAGAAGTCGAAATTCCCAAAGCTTCAGCGATTTCAGCATTTGTGTGGCCAGAATTCGCCATTGCTTTGATTCTGCTAATGCGAGCATCGGACAACTGCGTTGTTCTTCTCGGCGTTGCTCGTTCTCTAACGGTTTTCGGTTCGGCATAACGCAAGATCTCGCTCAAGGTTGTGTCTGAAATTGCACCAGACTGAATTGCAGTCCATTCGCCATCGCTGATTGTAATGCGAGTTCGCTTTCCGCTTGCACCAGTAGAATTTCTGGCATCACTAATGGCAGCACGACGGATCTTGGAAATCTCATCTTTGTCAGTAATGTTGTTTGCCTGAACCTTTGCTTTTACACGAGCATTTGCAATTCGTTGAGCTTCTCGTTCAAGAGGAGCATTCAACTGTGCGACCTTGAGAGCAGCCATGAGGCGGTTCACTTCGGGCTCAAAGGCCTTGGCCGCACTGGCAGAGCGCTTCAGAGTAGGGGTAGCCTTGTATTCAAGACGGGCCTTATTGGCAAGGTCTTTCATCTTGTTGGCATAGTCGGCATAGGCCTCTTCCTGAAGCGTTCCAGAAGACATTGAACGAACATCATCAACTGCGAGGATGCGTTTAACCTTAGTGGTTGCCGCTACCGTCTTTCCGGTACGGGGGTCCACATAAGTTCTGCCTGACTCCTTGTAAACGACTTTTCCTGTCAGAGGATCAATGACACCGCTGCCCTGACGCTCCGGTACCTCAACATCCTGCTTTCTACGGGATAGGAGGGTAGAGGCGCCGCCATGGTGACCAGTCTCGTCGTCAAAGCCTTGATACTTCTTCTTAAGCTCGGCGATACCATTGTCTTTCTCAGACTGCCGGTAGTCGAGCTTGTGCTTGGCCGCATCAATGACAACCATGCTGTGTTTGACCGCTCTTGCGATCTCAGGCTCAGTAGCGCCTTTCAGAGTCATGTCAGTAATGAGATTTGAAATCTCACCCATCTGTCTCTGTGTAGCAGCACCCTTTGCAAGGAGCCGAACACCAGTCTTGCCCTCAGTCGAGTAATCAGTCTTAGGATCGAAGTCTTTCAAATCCTTAAGGGCGGGGGTAGATTGGATTTTCACCCTCCCACCGGTAGGAATGACAACGACCTGGTCGCCATCAAAGTCAGCACCAGAAAGACGCTCTGCAACCTTAGGATTGATACCCACAGCATCCCGAATGTTCTTTCCGAGAACGGAAACGGCAGTCGGGTTTTTGTTATTGACCGTAAGCTCAGGAATCTCAAAGGTACCACCATGCGGATAGCGAATTAGCACGACCTTTTCACCATCACGATAGTTCGGGGCAAAGATCTCGGTCTCTTTCATCGCATTAAGCGGTAGTATGACCTGTGTGCTCTGACGAGGAAGAGCAGCCGCTTTCAGATGGACAGCAGCAGAGTCGCACTCATCTGCAAAGTCTAACAGGAGCTTCCGCTTTACGGTGGGATTGTTCAACGAACAGATCTCTGAGAACTCGTCAGCGGCATCAGCGTAAGTCAAATCCAACTGCTTCTTGATAAGCTGGATGGGCTGCTTGGAAAGGAACTGGGAAGAAAGATTCTTACTCATCTTGTCCCAGTCGCCCTCTTCTTTCAGCTTGTTGATCGCAGAAAGCTTCTCATTGCCGTCGGCATCAATGTAGTGACTCTGTCCATTAGCCTTAATCAAGGCCCCGAAAGGGTTGTCGGGATCATCCTGAATTTTCTTCAGAACATCCATCTTAGGTGTTCCGGTATGCTTGTTGGTGTTAAAGACAATATCTGCGCCATCGGGCATATCGTCAGAATACATCGCCATTCCTTTGAGGTAATGAGTACCATCCACAAGGATACGAACCTGAGCATAGTGAGAATCTCCCAAATCAAGGTCAGCAACGCCGCGACGGATCTCAATAACACCGTCTTTCAGTGCGCCACCCTCATCGCCATAAAGGATCTTCACACGGCTGGAATCAATGCTCGCCGGATACTCACGCTTATCCCAAGACTCGCCGCCATCAGTAGAATGGTAGTCACCAACAGACTTCACCAAATCAAGGTTCTGATAAACCTCTCTCTGGTCGATCTCAGGAACGGAAATAACGGGAGTGATAGTGCGTTTCTTCGGGTCGTTTACCTGGGGAACGCCGACGCCATAGCGGTTATAGCCCTCGGTTTCCAAAATGAAAAGAGCCTCTTGAAGAACACCGGTAGAAACGCCAAGCTGCCGCTCAACGCCGGTGCCTACATCAATGGCTCCTTTTTCCGCAAGCTCTTTCTTCAGAATCTCTGCCGTGGCTTGCGCCTTATTCTTATTGGCTGCCGTATTCTCATTCAGCAGTGCGCGAACAGAAGAGTCATTCGCATAACCGAGGATTGAGGCGATCTCATCCAGCGTCTTACCGTCTTCCCGCAAAGAACGGGCACGGTCTGCCTGAAGAGCACGGCGTTCATGCTTTGCGACGCGAACCTGCATCCGCAAGTCAGTCGTCGAAAGATGAAGTTCATCAGCAATCTGTTTTTCAGTTTTGCCGAGCCGCTGAAGCTCTTCAACGCGAGCAAGAAAGTCGCCGCCATGTTGGTAAGGGTTATCACCGGAACCCCACGGATAGCGCCCAGAGCGCCGTTTGACGCCATAGTGCATCAGAATATCTTCCTCTACGAGGTCCATAGCTTAACCCTCCTCTTCTCTAATTTTGTTGATGACCTTATCGGCTGTGATGATCCTGTCCATGATTGGCAGAATATCCTCAACAGTCGGCTTATGGTACAGAATTTGGTCGTGCTGGTAGATACGCAGTTCCATTTCAATGTCGGCTGGACGAATATGATACTCCAAACAGAACAGAGCGGCATAGACCTCCAACTGTTCAATGTGAGCATCAATTTCTCCGGTCTTCAAATCATGGATGCGAAGAAAATTATTTCGGAAACAAATCGCATCGGTCGTTCCGAAACAGTTCGGGGAATAGTAGAGGATCTGTTCCGGCGTCATCTTATAACCGATAGCGTCATTCACATACATGTTCAGAGTCTTCTGAGACTTGGGAAGTTTCTGCCCCAAAAGAATACACTGAGCGGCGAATGCGTGAAGAACAGTTCCTTTCTGTGTTGCCAGAAATCTCACATAGGAGTCTGCGATTTTATCATCGGTGTAATTGATCCAGTGATACTTACTTGCACCAAGGAAGGCGTGCTGACCTTCAAGGTTGGAATGCCTGTTGAAGTTCATTCAATACCTCCTCTTTATTTTCCGGACACACAAAGCGAGAGAATGACATATCGTTCATCTTCTCGACATAGTAATCCTGATTTGGGCGCTTCTTAGCTGTCGCAGACCTCTTGCATTCGAGGGAGGCCCACTTCTCGCCATAAAGAATCAACAGATCGGGAAGTCCCTGAATTTGGTCCATCTTGAAAACCATGCATCCAGGGAACAACGCTTTCAATGACTCGATTAAACGGTCTTGAAATCCGCTCTCAAGTCTGGAACTTCTGGCCACGAAATGACCTCCTTTCGACAAAAAATAAAATGGAGAGAGGGAAATGTGTAACACATCTCTCTCTTCTCCATAAAAGACCCTGTTTTTTCTGCGGAAGCCAAAAAGGGCATAAAAAAGCCGAGACACCTTTTCAAGCGTCTCGGTCAAATATCCAGAGGGTCAGCTATTATTTCGCAGATACCGAATGAGTATCCAAATCAGCCACAGACCTCCTGTGCAGAAAGTAAGTATCACATCGAGGATCAGTCCACCAGTGCTACGCTTTCCGTTACCTTTACTCATGCTGTCTGTCCTTTCTCATAAATCCGTTATGTTGTCATCATCAATGTTGTTGCTTTCTTTCAGTGCGATGTTACCTCCAAGACTCGAAGCCAAAGCCGCGACAATGGCAGCAGCTACGCCACCGATAACCCCAATGAGCTTCAAACGGTTCCTCGATTTTTCAGAGTCCTTATCCGCTACCGCTGCGGCAACTTCCTGCATCTGATTGAGAATATAAGTCTTCTGCTCAAATGTCAGGTCGTCGTTGTCCAGCATTTTTTCAAGAGAATCCATCACGCGGTTATACATATCATAACAACTGCGCATACTCTCTCGATCGTCTTCCATCGCTTCCTGGATGACGCTGCGGTACTCTTTCAAAACATCAAGTGAAGTCGAAGCGAAGTTCGGAAATTGCTCAAGAGCTTTCTTTGCAACTTCGGGGTTCATCTTCGGAACCATTGTCGCAAAAGCAATGACTTTTTCTTTTGTCAAATGTCTGAAATCAGGAATATCCAGTTTCTTGAGAACTTGCTGTTCAGTGTAAGGCCGTGCCACGCTCCGTCCTCCCCTCGTAAGAGTGCAAATAAAAAAGGTGCGCCCCAACGAAGAGACGCACCCTGCAAAAGCGCATCTCTCATTGTTGCGACACAATCCTCTTACCACCACTATGGGTATAACGAATTAAGAGAGAAACACTTGTTGCCAAGTAATTCTCCCATAGTGAAGCGGATAAGAAGATTTAATTGTGTCGCAAGCTTAGTATATCACACTCGCACACGAAAAGAAAGTCAGAGTTTTTGAGGAAAATAAGGCTTTGGCCAAAAACCCACTTTTTATCGCCACTTATATATATTTTTTACATTTTTTCTTCACACTAATTAAAGAAAAAAGTGGGAAAGTGGGCAGAAAGCCCGCAAAGCCTTGTGTACCAACGGTTTCAGCCTGCCCACTTTTCAAATAAAACCGGGCAAAAACCCACTTTTTTTGGCCAGAACCGTCTCTACAAGTCTCTAAACTCGCCCGAATATATCAAGTTTCTGAAAGAAAGTGGGCAGAAGCCCGTTTTTCAAAATAAAAGTGGCCACAATTTTTGCGCATGAAAGAGCCCCGAATCCTATCTTAGATTAGACAGAACCGGGGCAAATTCACGCGGTTTGGAGAGGCTACCTCCATACTCGTCCGGACCGTTTGTCGATCAGAACGACACGACCTTCGATCTCGAAGTCCGCCAAGTCACACACATCCTTGATAGACCTGAGCAACTTCTTAAAGCGAAGCTCCTCGATTTCAAGGTTCATCATGGCCTGGTAGGCTGTCGGATCTGAGTAGCCCTCCGAGTTTTTTCGGTCGCTCATTGGTCACCTCTTTCTTTCTCCCATTTTTCAAGATCACAGCCAATCTCTTTCAGCTTGTAGGTACAGAGCCAGACATCATCGCCCTGTTCCATCTCATAACGACGGATCAAAGCCTCGATGCCGCGGGAGAAGTTGTCATAGAATTTTTTAAGCCTCTTATTGCCGAAGCCGAGCTGTTCACGCAGCTCCCACAGAACCAGAGCGTCGATCTCTCGGATATGCTTTCGATCGTACTCTGCGAGCTGTCGCTGTATCTCCATGTCCATAGCCTTTTTCTCGGCAGCAGACATTACGGCTCCGAACACTCTTTTTCCGGCTTTCTTTACTTTCATGAATGGGTCCTCCCATGATCCAGTTTTCTTTTGCGAAGAACATCGGAACTCCGAAGAAAAGAGAAAGGAGAAGGACCGTACCATCCCTCTCCAAAATAACAACCGGCAAAGATGCCAGCACCATCAATACCGCATAGATCTTGTTGCGGATCAGTTCGCGCTTCCACATAATCATTACTCCTTTATCAGTACGATGTTGACGGAATGAACCAGATATGTAGTTCCGTCAATTTTTACCTGAATCTGATCGCCGTCATCGTAGTCTTTCCAGCTCTCGATTTTCCCGCTAATGACAGAACCATCGGGAAGAGCCAGGATAGCATTGTCATAGCTGAATGTCGTGTCGATGACTTGTCTGTTACAACCAGTCAGGAACATCAGCATCATGGCGACAACGAGGAGGATCGCCGCAAGCATACAAAGCGCTCTCTTAGCTTTCATCTTGCTTATCCTCCCCAACAGTATAGATAGGCTTGCCATAAGCGTACAGAGTCGCATGACTCTCATCCGGTGTATCCATCTCCAACACAGTCATGATGGCATAGTTTGCGAGATCGAGCAGCGTATCACGAATGGACTCATCCGTAACTTGCTGCTGGTCGCGGTCATTACAGGAAAGGCGGGACAGGGTCTTGAAGCGGGAGAACTTATCTCCAAGACGGATACGGGCCATGGCAAGACCTTCCTCGACAAAAGTGGTATGGAAGCTGTCGCCATAGTCGTGGTTTTTGCGTGCGTAGAGCTCGTTCAGCCCATCGCAGATTTCCTTATGTCTCAGAACTTTTTCGTTCATTGCGATCCTCCTTAGTCTTTCATAGGCGACAGGCCAAGTCGTGTCCGGTAGTCATTGTGAGAAATCAGACCGCTGGCTCTCATGTTGCGGAGTGTCTCTTCGTCCGGCCACGGGAAGACCGAAACAGAAACACCGCCATAAGGCGAAATATAAATGGACACATAGCGGTCACGAGCCGCCATTGCTTCATCAATGATTGAGTGGATTTTTTTCTCATCCATTTTCACAAGCTCCTTTCAAATATCATTTGCTCTGCGATGCAGACTATGTTCGGCGTCAAAACCATCGGGATAGCGGGCGCGGAGCTTCTCGATGTTGGTCTGCATGACCGTTTCCATGTTCCAGCCGAGAGCGGTGCAAGCCTCCGCAATCATCCAGAGGCAGTCGCCCAACTCCTTTTCCAGATGCTCAGGGTCGAGCTTGTGACCCTGGTACTTCTTCTGGAACAGACCAGAAACCTCGCCAGCCTCGGAAGTCAGGCCCAGGACAGCGTGCATGAGCATATCCTTCTTCTGGTCGTAGGGGATGCTGCATGTCCGCATAGCCAGCTTCTGGTACTCGTTGGGCATCATCCGCTTTTTCTCGTTCTCATAGGCCGTGACAAGGAACTCCACGCACTTGGAGAAATCCTGCTTCGGCCCGTTACACCAGCCACTGTAGCTGGGACACTGGTCTTTGTATTGACAAGACATAATTAAACTTCCTCCTCAAAAAGAATATAAAAAGAGAAGAGCCTGTGTTTCCACAAGCCCTTCCCTCTGGGTAGAGATTAGAATTTCAGCTTTTCGTTGATCTTCGCGATTTGCTTCTCAGCCTTTTTCTGAATCTCGGTGTTCCCGGCTGCGATTGCCAGGTCAAGGATCTCCTGCCAGTCTTCCAACTGGTCAAGCAGCATACCCTTGTACTGGTTATCCGTCATACCCACAGAATCACCACCATCCAGAAGGTGAGAATCGTTGCGTTCAGCCATAGCCTAACAACCTCCTTCCATAATAGGCGATGTACTTTTTGCGCATGATTTCTTTTTTTTATGATTGTATCATAACAGCCGGAGTGGTGTCAAACGGCAGTGCCAGTAATCAACGCAGAATAAGGCAGACTTTCAATCCGGTCACAAAGTGTATGCCATTCATCAAGCTTGTGATGCCGACGGGATTTGTAGATATTGGCCAGAACCTCATAGTTCAGCATGACCGTCCGCTTCTGGTTGTAAGAACTGGGGAGAAGCTGAATGAGCTGCCACCAGTTTTCTTTTTCATGATCCTTAATAAATTCTTCACGAAAATCGTTCATCACTTTAATTGTGTCTTTGAGCACTCGAACTGACTGAAAACCAAGATGCTCGTGAGAGAAATCATCCAACTCGAAAGGCTTGTCCGTAATTTTGTGCATCGTAGAGCAGGAATTGGCAACCGTACCAACTTTATAGGTATCAAACTCCTTCCACCAATACAGCGGGGCGGTGATGTCAAGATACACAGTAATCATCCGCATGAACTTGCGATGGTCTGTGCCGGCATTGCGGAGACGTGTCATGAGGTCGAAATCGTTTTGTCCAACATCAAAGCCGCCAGCGGCACACGCTGCATAACCGCTATTATGATGAACGCAAGTCACACAATCTCTTACCAAATCTTTATGACAACGCCCGCTATCGCTCTTCGCCCACGAGTTCTTAGGGTTCCTCATGCCTCGAATGGCGTGTTCCCAACCGAGAACTTCGGCGTTTTCAATCTTCAACATTTGCTTCTCCTTTCCTCAACGCCTCATTGTGCTTTACAAGTGCACAGAGACCGGCGTTCTCCTCGTCGCAGAACTTGATAGAAACAGGGTCAACACGGCGAACACCATCTTTGAATTCAACAATGCCATAGACCTGCCCAATCTGACCAGCAGGGTGTCTACCACGAAGCAGACTGGCGCCGACAACATTACTCCACTGCTCCCAAAGATGAAAATATCCGAGTTCACCGTTGACTTCACAAAGGCGTGTTGGGAACTCGACCATTTTAAGCCAGGCCATTACAAACCTTCTTTCTGTTGGCCGCGAAGAACCTCAATGCAGTCGCAGTCAACCGTAGCAGCTTCGACATTCATAGCAGAGAGCATCATCTGAAGCTCGTCTACGAGATACTTCTCGCTCTTACCAAGGCCGCCGCTTGCGAGAAGACGGATGTAGTTCGTCACCGTGATGGGAACAGGAATTTTCTTACCCATCTGAGCAGCGAGTAACTGAATATACTCAGCCATCTGATAGGTAGCCACAACGATGGTAGCACAGGTCTTTTCAGACATTTCGATAAGCATAGTGGTTTTGCCGCTTTGCCGTTCGCCGATATAAACAGTGGTCATTTAGAAGTCTCCTTCCTCGTTCTTGCCAAGACTTTCTTTGCCTGAGAAGTGGAGCCAAAGACTCGCTTCGTAACAGCAGCACAGAACCCGGCATAGGGATCATTGTGGTCACCCTCGCCACAAGAAACGATAGTCTTGGTTCCGTCGAGCCAGAACACGATCGTTTTAGGACCACTGAAAATGACCTGCTTTACGCCGAGCGATGCCCTGGGGGCTCCGAAAGTGAAGTTGAGGAAAGCCTTAGCCAGAGCCGCCGGAATGATTGCATCGTTGCGCTTCGGCGCATCAAAGAGTGAAGGTGTCACATTCTCTTTCTTGAACCAGAAGAGGCCGTATTTGCTTGCATGGTTTTTAAGGCCGGCAAACTCCACTCCGACCCGATCATCTGTAAACTTTTTAATGATGCCGAGTTTCCCAGTGTATTTACCACCGTACTCGTCACCGGATTTAATGCTGACTATTGTATCAATGGGGATCATATTTCTTTCTCCTTTCAAATATCAGTGGTTACTTTTTGTCGATCCTGTTGGCTTTCCGCTCCTCGTACTCAGCATGCTCGATGCGAACCATGCCGTCCGGACCATCTTTGAAATATCCATTCAGCTCAACGGTGTTGCCATTGGGAAGAATAAGCTGGAGATAGCCGACGGTATCGAAGTCGCCATTTTTCTCATCGGTCAGAAACTCTTCGACGATGATCTTGAACTTCTTGTCCGCCGGGAAGTACGGAAGCGTGATTGGATACATCTTGTCGATAAGGCGAGTACCGAAGCCGTTTCTGAACGGAATATCAGGGCTTTCTTTGTTGATGAGCTGAACACGGTTGACATCCGAGTAAGTGACCGTACCGTCCTCGGCGACCTCCTTAAACAGGCTGCTCATGCGCTTGCACTGGAAGTGCTTGATGGGATCGTTCTCACCAAACTCGACCTTAGTCCAAATATCAGGATCGTCCTCAATGGGGGTAAGGCATTTGCCGTCGATGAGGCGGTTCAGGATGCTCTTGGTGATCTGAATGCTCATACCGGAGTGGCCGTCGCGTTCCAAAGACCGATACGCTCTGAGGGCACTCTCATAGCACGCAACACCGTAATCCCAGTCGTCTTTATCTTCGGCACTTTCGCGTTCTTTCTGAGAAGCAAGAGCAACTTCACGAGCCGCCCAATCACTCTCATCATCGGAAAGGGACAGTACCCGCTCGACATCCTTATCGGTATGGCCGTCCCACTCAGGGGCAGTGGCCACCTCTTTGCAGTGGAACAGGTCCCAGTCCTTGTCCTCGTAATGATAGGTATAGGGCCCTTTTGGCGTGTTGACGCCAACGATGAACCAGCCTCCTCCAAAGGGAGCCTCGCCATCCGAATGCTTGTGGGATTTCCAAGCAAGTGTCGGGAAAGTGTTCACCAGGGCCGCGAAGAGGATGAGCCGCTGATGATAGAGGGAATTGAAGGTATGGAACCCATCGGAGAATTCTCCAATATCTTTCTCAGACATCAAGACTGCGCGATCATCCCAATATTCATTGGCGAAGATCTTCCGGCAGTCCGTCCCAAATGCTTTTGTGATTTCGGGCAGATTCTCATTGACAGCATCGAGATGGATGCCCTGCTCCTTGCAGAACGAGAGTGCTTTTTCCAAAGGTTCGCCGACGCGGTTCGTCCAAAGAATGATTTTGGTGCCAGCTTCCTGTTCGGCCTTAACCTTGGCGATGTTTTTTTCAATCGGCGCACCGATCTCAGGCCATTTGTTTTCAACCAAAGTGCCATCGAAGTCGACAGCAATAATTTTTGCGTTATCCATGATTTCTCCTTTTCATGTCATGCAGCTTTCGGCATCGGCGCAGTAGACCACCCAACAAAGCGACCCTCATTGAAGTTCTTCTTCTCCTTGAGTGCCTTGCTGATCGCCAGATCAATGCCGGAAAAGCTCTTTAGATGGAAGTAATAAAGGTCACTGAATGGCGTCGTCAGACGGTCAATTCGTCCGGAAGCCTGCACCATGACCTTATAGGAATAGTTCTGCGAGTAGAAGATAATCGTATCAGTAGTAATGCAGTTCCAGCCCTCGCAGCCGGCCGTGTACTGCACGAGATAGACCCATTTGTCGCCGGTCGGGATCTCTTGATGCTTGTGACCGTTCCATTCAGCGACTTCAGTCCCATCGGGGTAACCAAGATTTTTGAGAATATCAAGCTCGTAGTCGAAATTGTAGAAGATGATGACTTTAGGGTGATCTTCCATAATCTCCAACACAGCCACACTTCGGGACTCGTCCGAATTTACCACGCGGCGCCAGTTCATACAAAGCTCAGAAGCCGTTTCAATAGGACGGTCTTCCCAAGGGTTCCAGCGATTTCGAGAAATATCTTTATAGAGCGGAATGTTGTAGGAAACAGGCACATCCTGATGATGCGATGTGGTGTGCCGCTCGAACTCCATCGTCACGAGAATGCGATTGCGCAGACGGATCAGCCGTCCGGTGTTGAGATACCGGTCAACCTTTGGATACTTTGACCGCCAATCATAAACTACATGCTGGTCGATGAAGTCGGTCTTGTTCCGGTAGAACCCATTTGCGATGAAGACTGGGATATAATCCTGCCAGGTATCCCCGGGGGTAGCGGAGAGCAAGATCCATTTATTCACCCTGGCGATTTTCAGGAATGCTTTTGTCCAAGCCCCGTAACCGACGACACGCTGCTCGTCAAATATAAAGAAACTGTTTTTTACATCTTTGTACTTGCCGATGTTGTTCCATGAGTCGATGACGACCTTGTTCTTGTAGTAATTGCAGTCATCATGGGTGGAGAGCAGGAATGGAGCCAACTCATCCTCCCATTCACAGGTATCGCGCTTGCGTGCAGTGGTGATGATGTAAATATCAAGCGGATTTTTCATCGGCGCATCAGGAATATCGAGGTTTCCGCCCTGCTGAAGATAGTAATAGGCGAGAGCAGTTCTGGATTTACCGGAACCGACCCCGCCGCATAGAATGCAACCGTTCTTCATTTTTTCAAGGGCGCTGCGCTGATGATCGTACAGACTGATGCTCATTTCGGACCACTCTCCAAAATATTCATCATCTGGTTGATAACTCGACGAGTGTGCCAGATATCGCTGAAATACATAGGGGTGAACCAGTAATTCTCCAGAGAGTCTCCATTTCTAATTGGATCGGTAAGAGAATTGCCAACCTTGACGAATCCGGCGACGCCGAGGAGCGATAACTGAATATAGCACATGAGCGCGACTGTCTCCTCGATGTCCTGAGCCGAGAAGAGAATATGGTTCTGGAAGTTAAAGCCAGCCTTTTCAAGGTCGTTCCGTGCTACATTGGCAGCAGCTATCAAAGTCGCACCACCTCCGCAGCAATCATCGTGAACGGTGATAAAGCCGCTTTTTTCGACCTGTTCCGCAACATTACCCATTGTCGCAAGAGCCATGAAGTGACAAACATTATAAGGAGTAAATATCTGCTTAAGTTCGTCGCTTCCGAGCCTCATCCGCATATAGACTTCACCAAGAAAGTCCTGGTCCGGATTTTTCTCCAACGCGACCGTCATTTCGGCAAGAAGCTCCGGGAATAACGCCTGCTCTTCTTTGCGGTACTTGGCGATGGCTTTCAGATAACGGTCTTCTCGCTCATCATAATGTGTCTTATCAACAGCATTGGAGAATGCGCAGGCAGTCATCAGAACGAAGTCCTTCCAAATGTCCCACGGTCGATTTCGCTCGGACACGAGCTTGTTGAATGTCTCAATGAAATACTTCTTGTCATCAGCCCTTGACGAGGAAGCTTTTTTCGGAGCCGGCTTTTGTGGCTCTTTCTGCTGATTTGCTGAAATATCAATTTTCGGTATCTCAGGCGGAATGAACGGCTTTGGCTCATACTTGGGGAGCGACTTAGCCGGTTTCGCCTTATGAACCGCTTTCTTCTTTTTCTTAGGTTTCCAGAAAGGCATGGGGTCCTCCTTTCAAAAAGTTAAAGGGACGCCGGCTACCTCCTAACCAGCGTCCCCGCAATGCTTATTCCTGCGGATACTCGCTCGCAGCATACTTCTCGGCGAACTCATCCTCCTCAATGGTGACATACATCGTCTTGAGGTAGGCCTTCACACCGCTCTTCTCGTTCTTGGTGCCCTCCTGGATGATCCAGTTATAGGGGCGGATGATGAGATCCACATTGCTGATCTCAGCAAAGTCGAGCGCGCCGATGGACTCCTCGTCGAGAGGCGTCTGCTTGCGGCGGGTGACCATGACGACCTTGGGCGGGAAGTTCTTGAAGCTCACCGCGACCTGGAGATAGTGGCGAGGCTCGTCACCTTCCTCACGGGGAGGCATCACTCGGATATTCCAGCCGTCTTCGATCAGACGCTGAGCATCGTTGTGGTCCTCGATGATAACGCAGAAATTGCGATCACCGGCACGGTTGTACTTGTCCTCCTTACCGGAAAAGTTCCGGAAGATAATGCGGGCGTTTTCGATGATGATGTTGTCAGTAGCTTTACGACTCATGATTAAGACTCCTCTCAACTGTTAAAATGGATATTGGAATGGACTGTAATGAACTCGTTCCCGAGCTTCTTTGTGTGCCAGTTCCTCTTTTTCAATGCAGAGGGTGCAGATGTTTTTCATAGGCTGCGGCTTCTTTTTCCACCGATAAATGTTCTCGCAGTTTCTCAATCCACATCGCCTGCAAGTAAACCAACGAGCACCGTCTTTGGTGAAGCTTTTCTCCATAGAATTACCTCACATCAAACGGTGTATTGTCTTCTTCGTGGGGTTCTCCGGGACCGAACCAAGGCGGTGTGTCAGAAACATACGGATCTTCGGAAACGAACCACTCGAAATCACCATACTTGGAAATATCAGTGGCCGCAGCATCAACGAGAGCATCATAGTATCTCCGGTCAATGCAGTCTTCCTTTTCGAGTTCCTTTACCATTTCAGACTCAAGCCAGCGATAGCCTTTCGTTCCAACGGCGGCATCGTACTTCTTTTCGCCAGTCTTTTTGTCAACGGACTCGCGACACAGAAGACCGCCGCCACAGCCGGGTTTGATGGGGCAGAACTGTCCGACTCGTCCAATAAAGACATAGTCATGACCTTTCTCGATTTCAGTTGTAAGTTCCTCGATACGAGCACATTCTGCCTCCATTGGCTCATTCAGCTTCGTTGTATCGGAAATCTTTTTCCACAACTTAGCATACTCATCCTCCAAAGCACTCACATCAGGCAGGCTCTCATTCATATCCAGATAGAGCGCCCCTGTAACAGACTTCGTCTCACACATATCCTCGAAGGTGATCTCCTCATGCGAGAAGAGCTTCTTGAAGACATACGGGATCTGGAACTGAGTGCCCGTGGCTGTCCACTCACCGGCGTGCTTACCGTCTTTGTACTTGGCAATATAAACGGCGTTGTTGACGAGGCACATGCGATCATAAGTCGCTTCGTGCTCGAAAATATAACCGTACATCTTACCGTAGTCCATGACGAACTGAATGATCTCAGGCGTAGCGTCTGGAATCTTGATAGAATCCGTCTTGATGTGAGCAACAACAAAGCCCCGTTTCTGAACCTCGTGCTTGAGGTTGATCATAAACAGGGCCCCACGCTTGGCGACGATATTATCTTTGTTACGATTGTCATGGAACGGATTCTCGAAGCTGGCCGAAGTCAGACCGTAAACGGAGTTGATGGCGATTTTTAGCGCCTGTGCCAGAGCATCGGCGGCACTCTCGTCCGTCAGATACTTTGCCAGAGCGCCGTTCAGCATCTTGCGAGCCTTGTCGAACTCCTTATGCTTGATGGCGACACGAGCATCACGGATCTCACGAAACCGCTTCGTATAAACCGGCCCGAAGAGATCTTCTGCGATGATGCTTGAGGGATGCATAGAAGCAATATCCAGCAGAGCGATATTTCCGTACATACCAGGCTCGGCATAGACATAGCCACCCTCGCCAACTTCTTCGCCGCGATAAGTAGACTTGCCTTTGTCGAACTTGTAACCAGGGAAGATCGGACGGTCTTTCTTGTCAAACGCCGTATAGTTGTCATATTCTTCCGGCCCAAACTTGAACGGCAGATCGTCCATGCTGCAAATCTGACTGGTATCGCCCATGTCGCGGTAATTGAACTGATCCTGCGGCTTCTTGTTTCCACCGAAGATAATCTTTGCGGTCAAAGTGTTCGTGGTATCGTTGACGGTCATTCCAGCCACATCGGCCAGGATCTCACGAGCTATGAAGTCAGCCTTACGGGCATTGAATACTGCCTCCGTAGCAATGACATCATTGTCACAATACTCGGCAACCTTCTGCCACATGCTCTCCGGAACAGGCTGGTCCCACGGAAGGCCAAGCTCCTGATGGTGGATGCCGAGTTCAATCTCCCACTTCTTCAAGCTCTGTTTTTTCGAGCAGAAGTCGTAAACATCAGTGTAAGAGACATTATAGGCTTCGCCAAAGAAGCAGTTGTTGCTCTTAGATTTCTTTTCGCTGCCGATGATCCGCTGAGACAGGTTGTAAAGCTGCTCATTGGTATAGCCCATCAAGCGAGCATAAAGAATGTGGTTATCATACCGCCGGCAGTTGAAGCCGATGAGTCGGAACTTCATCAGGCCCTCGATGTCTTCAGAGGTCGGGTTGATCATCCGAACCACAGGTTGTGTGCTTCCCGCAAACTTCCAGTTCACGAGGAAAAGGTTCGGAAACACCTCAACATCATAAAAGACGAGGTCAGCGGTTTCGTTCTTGGCCGCAGGGGCCGCATCGGCAGATTTGAACGGCATCTTATTAACGAGCTTGATGCAATACTCTGCCTGATTGGTGCTGTTGGCGGCAAAGGCCAGGACGGCATTGCGCATATCGGTAACATCGTAAACCATGCCGCTTTCATACGCATCCGTCAGAATCTTGTGGATAAAGTCGATACTGGGCTTAGTTGCAGGGTGGATCTCCTTGTTGAGATTTCTCTTGATTTGAACCCTAAGCCCTTTCTCGCTCTGAACCACCTTGTTGTTTACCATGCTGCTTTCTCCTTTCAATGGTAACCCAGAGCTTATGGTTGCAATAGGTAGGTTGTTGAACTTAGTGAGTTTCCGGCGCAGCGAGCTTTTTCCAGTGAAGACCTTCACCTCAATATGGTCGTCATAGATACGGCTCAGCCTTGTCGGATCGCCGGTGTAAATATAATGTAGATGGATACCCTGACCACCCTTGCTGACCTCGGCATAGGTCGGAGGCCACTTGCTCGCCTCTGCCAGGTTCAGGTCAAAGCACTTGTTGCCGTTCTCGTCCGGAATATCAAAGTCGATGACAATATGGTTCTCAGGCACCTTGACATAGTGGAGCTTAGAGGTATCCAACTGCGAAAGAGTCTTCGTGACTTTTTCCCATTTCTGCGAGGGCGTTTCTTTAGATGTGGCATATTGAGCAGGACAGCCAGCACAATCTTTGTCGAATGCGGATACTGTTCCATCAAACTGAATCAGCCGAGTTGTGGGCTCCGGCTTATCAATGATAGTCTGCTCCTCAAATTTTTCAGTTCTGAAGCCACTGTAATAGCTCCGAACACGAGTGCCATCTTCCATACTGAAACGCTCTGTGTAGTCATGGAAATAGTTCTTCAACTCTTCCTTGAACGCTCTCTGGCTGAGGGGGTACGAGACCTTTGCTTCCTCATTATAGGTCTTATACATCTCCCAAGCAGCCTTGAGGGACGTTCCGTCTTCACGCTTGAAGACAGGGTAGGAATCAACGATGTAGTTGTAGAAGTCATTGGAGGCCCCCAACATGGCAATCGGAATATAACCGTCGTAGTAAGCAGGATCTTCCAGATAGACCTCTTGACAGTGGTAAGCAATCGGGCCAAGTTCAAACGGGATGTGCTTCATGATGGTCTTGTACTCGTTCGGCTCGACCTTATCTCCTGTTGGGGAAACATCAATCAAACGTCGAATCAGACCGGATTTAGCGTCCGTAATACGAACCGGTTTGTTTGTGCCCATAAAGAGGAAAGCCTTAAAACGGTTGGCGTAAGTTGATTTGAACTTCTCGTTGACCGTCATCAGCTCATGCGAAACAAGGCTGTTAAGTCTCGTGTTATCCTCAATACGGGACAGGTCACCATCATGTTGAATGGCAACCAACGGGTTCGTCTTGAACGCCTCCAGCGCAAATGCATTGCTTGAAGAACCGAGAGCCTTAGCATCGAATACGGAGTAATAACCATCAAAGAGCTGCTGAATAATGTTGAGCACCGTGGACTTACCAGTACCAGCGGCACCATAAAGCACCATGAACTTTTGCAGCCTCTTGGAGTCACCGGACACGACCGAACCAATGGCCCATTCGATTTTGTGCCGCTCGGCAGGAGAGTACAGAACACTCATGAGCTTGTCATAAGAGTTCGCCTCACCCTGCTCAAGCGGATAATTCAGCATCTTGCTGGCATAGTCCTTTTTCCCCGTTTTGCTGTTTGAAAATATCAGTTTCTCGTCGAGCATATGGAACTGGTCCTTCATCTGCTTCTGGCAGTATTTGTGCCAGGTGTCGATCATTCCGGTTTCCGCGTCCCACATGTGCATGACTCGATAATTGTCATCAAAACGCTTACAGTTTTCCTCGGCGTATCGGTCCAGTTCGCGGTCGATCAGGTCAACCGCATCCTGTTCATCAGTCGACCACAATCCCCGTTCCTCAATCCAGATAGCGTAGAAATCACCGCCTCTAATCATGAGGTCGCTGCTTTTCTTGATGATAAACTTGGGATAGATCTCGATGATACCACGCTTGCCACTGCGCGTTGCAATCACCAAGAAGTCTAACATTGATTACTCTCCTTCGCCGCGCTCCAACTTCTTTACTCGAACAGAGAGCTGATAGACCTGCTCCTCCAGCTTCCTGCGCTCCACCTCGGTTGCTGCGGCAAGAACCATCGCCCCTACCGCAAGCAACTTGAACATCTTCGTGCTGCGAGCCTGCCGCTGCATCTTCTTGCAGAAATTCTTAGACGGCATGACCGTCACGAAAATATCATGCGTGATCGTATTCATGTTAAACTCCCTTCTCTGATGATCTCGTTAAGATAGCAATTCATCTGATACCAGATTTCCATAGACCGCATATCAAACCGAGGGTTACGGATTGTGAACAGACCGCCCTTACCATCCGGTGCGTAGTCATGATCCATAAAACGGTCGAGAATCTCGTCGACCCGAACAGGATCAAACCGAACATCGCTCATGGAACCAAGGCCCAAACTGACAAGCATACTCCAGAACCACTGTCCGGTGCGGTTGCCAATATCAGGGTCTTCCATGATGTGTTCTTCACATCGAATGGCAAGGGCGATCATCATTTCAAGGATGCTGCAAGGCCGAATATCAAGGCAGTTGGCAATTACAGCATCACGATAGCCTTGCTCGCGACCGAACCGATACCTAAGCTCGATGCCATCCTCGGCCCGGTTGCCGTCCATCGGGATCGTGTACGTAAACTCCGTGTCGTGGAGCTTATAGAACAGTCGCCGATAGGACTTATTAGAATATCGGTCGTCGACCACGAGCCGGTACATCCACTCGAAATATGGATCATTAAGCTCGCTTTTGGTCAAGGTCAGACCTCCTCGTCATTATTCGGAGGAAAGTTTTTCTTCTTGAAGTCGCTGAAATCACGCAGATCCTTGAGAATCTCATAGTCACAGCGCTTTGCATCACTCCTTACGAACACCGAATCGTCTTCGTATTCGCCAAAGTGGTCCAGCCCATCGCCGATGATTTCCTCCACATCATCAACGATTTCGCCGCACTCATCAGCCAAGACGCCATCGGCGAAGTAGGTCAGGCTAACTTTCGTATAGTCTTCAAGTTCTCCGAATTCATCAGGAGAGATGACATACGGAACTTCACCTGGTGTTCCCGAGGGCTTCTCGTCGATTGTTCTGGAGTAGTCCTTATAACCAGCCTCCTGCAAACGCTGAGTGTACTCGGTAATGCTACCCTTATCCATGTTCTTGGCGGCATTTACAAGCGAGACAGTTTTTTCTTCCGTTGTCGGTTTCTCACGCTTGGCGTATGCTGCTTTGACCGAGGCAATCTCTTCCTCGGCGAGTTTTGCGTACTTATCCTTCAGATAGTACCAGGCGCCTGCTGCGCCGATAGTAAGACCTGCCACAAAGGCAAAGCCGGTAGATACTTTACTCATCTTCGTCCTCCTCATCGTCTCGGATGCTCATGACGGTCATAGCCAGGCCGCCAAAGAGTAAAGCGCCACTCAACAGCAATCCGCCGGTGATGTGACGCTTACGCTTTGTGTCAAGAACATAGTCGAGCATGGAAATGAAATTCGCAATTCCCTCCATGTCAGTCACTCCTTGTAGCTGAGGACTGCTGCTCCGCCCACCAGGCAGAGGCCGGACATAGTCGCCAGGGTATAAGAGAGCAGGGAAAGCATGATCTTCTTCATAATTGTTCCTCCTTTTAATCATAGCTTGAGAAGTAATGGTTTCCGACCTGGAACATAGGAACTCCATAGTCGCTATAATGGCCCGCATTGAAGAACACGACATCATAGTCAGTACGATTTTCCAGTTCTTCTTCAACGAGCTTTACCAGCTCGTCCATAACATAGCAGCGGGTGATACGGTCGCCGTACATACCTGCATACTGGTTTTTCTGCCAGATGACCTCAGAGATCGTGTCCGGGAAATGCGGATCATCTACACGATTGAGAACGCTGTCAATGACCAGTCGCTGGCCCTGCTCGCATTCTCCCTCGGCTTCCGCCATAGCGCAGAGAGCAAGAAGCTCAATCTCCTCCCTCGTAGCCAAAGGCTCTTGTTCGGGAGTGGGTGCAGGCTCTTCCTCCAGTAAAATATCAGTGGACGGAGCAGATGCCTCGACGATCAGAGAGAGGTTCCGTCTGAATCGTAGGCTGTTCCGGAACCGTTTTGGTCGTCGTTGCATTTATCACAAAGTTACAGGATATGAAAATCGCCCCGACGAAGATAAGAAGGCAAATAAGCAATTTTTTCATCGGCTTGTCCTCACGCAAGGTAGTCATTCTGGTGGTCGACGATCTTGGAAGTGATGTCACCGACAACATTGAAGTCCAGAATGAACGCGCGCTTGTACTCGTCCGAATCAGCATCGTGGCGACGAATCTCGGTCATACCGAAGTCAACAAAGTTGTCGCCGTAAGGCTTCTTGTCGTCATAGATCCAACCGACAACAGCGCCGGCTTTGGTGCGCTTGAAACCGAGCATATCGTAAACTTCATTCAAGAAGAGGTGACCCTGGGACTTGAGCATATCATTCGCCTGAGCCTGACGAGCACGCAGATAGAAGAGGTTCATTTCAGGGTCCTGCTTCCAATCGGAGTGAGTATCATCAAACACTTTTGCGTAAGGGCCGTAGTCAGAGCCATTCCAGTTCTCATCTGCGACATTCACATTCTGCTTGACCTTCTTTTCCTTGCCCTTGTCGTCCGTGACGGTCTCTTCGATCTCCTGCGCCTTGATGTTGTAGCGCAGCTCCTTTTCAACCTGCTCGCCGAAACGCTCGATTACGCGGTCACGATAATCCTTGAAGGACTTATCAACAGCAGCGTAAGCAGCCGCCAGAGCGACATTGCGCTTCTTCATGATGTTGTGGCTTGCGAGAATGCTGGCGATAGAAGCTGCACCGAGCATGACCGCAGGGGCATACAGCTTTGCGAACTTCACGCCAGTCTGAACATAGGCGATGGCGAGATCTTTCTTGTGATCCTCTTCGGAGTAGGACTCACCAGCCTTGGTGACGCCGTTTTCCTTGGCCTCACGAATATCAGCGAGAGAGTTCTTAGACTCCTCAACGATGGCACCTGCCTTGGTGGTAGCCTTGCAGGCCAGAACGGCACTTGCAACAGCACCTACGATGCCGATGCCGACAAGAATTTCGGGGCTCTTCTTCTGGAGCCCAAAGCCGACCTTGGAGAAGGTACGCTTTGCGGAAGTCATGATTTCATTAGCTTTCATGGTAATAAATCCTTTCTTAATTGTAGTTTTCAGCTCAGTTTTCGAGCTCTTTCATGTATTCGTAATACTCGGACTCAGTCGGGAACAGCATCCATGTTCCGTCGACGAAGCCTCTGTACCCGCTTGAGACAAAATATCCATACATGACTGTACCTCTTTTTAGGTGATTTGGATTGCTCTGGGAAGCTGCAAGATGTAGCCGTCCCTCGTTCTGGCGACTCTGGCACTCTGAATATCAGTCCAGCCGTACTTATCAGCCATGTAATTCTGGCAAGTAAGTCCGGCGAGGTCATAGAGATCCAGCACGCTGGCCATGCCATAGTTGGCAATAGCAGATTCCAACTGGTCGAGGACGAGGTCTGCATCTCCACGGTTGTCGAAAATGATGTCGTCGAACTCAAACCCGGAGACAGGTCTTGGCCGCTGATTGTAGTTCCTGCGGTCATCTCTGCGAGGGTCATCGTAGTATCGCTGATACGATACCTTTGAACCGGCGTTTTTCCGAGTGCCGATGCGTCCAGCTTCACCAAAGAGAACGATGCTGACAACATCGGCAATGGCGTTCTTCAAACCGGGGATAACGACATCCGTGATGATGAAGGTTTTAACATCGCCGACTTCATCAGGCATGAATATGCCGGCAAATTTCTTGACCTCGCTCTGCTTGCGGGTCTTTGCTGTGCCGTTGACAACTTTCTCCACCCGTTTGGAGGGAGGACTTGTGTTTTCTCTCGCGCTATGCGAGTTATCAGGATATTCAGGCATTAGTGCACCTCCAAAATTTGATAAAAAGAAAAAAGGGAAAGCGCCCTGTTATTGGCACTCTCCCTTGTAGAACTCCGCAATTTACTTTTCTTAGTTTTCCTCGGAATCCTCGTCTGCCGAGTCGATTTCGGCCTTGTCGGTCTTAGCGGCTTCAGCCAGCTTCTTCGCAGCGACCTTCTCTTCGATGATCACCCGCAGCTTCTTCGCCCCGCCAATCACAGCGTAAGCAATGAAACCTCCGATGACACCGGCGAGCAGGGCACCAGCATTAGAGCTGTCCTGAGTCTCGTCGACTTCCGTAGCTTCGATTTCCTCGATCTCGTTCATTCTCTTGTCTTCCATAGTAAAATTCTCCTTTTCAAAAGTATTTTTTGTTGTTTGGTTCTCCATAATAGGAGATGCAAAATCTGCGCTTACCAAAGGTAAATAGGCGGGTGGTTGTGACCGACGACAAGGCAAGGCGTTCCATCGTCAGCCAACTGTGTGCTGAAATCGAGGTCTATGTAGCCTTTTCCGTTGTCAATGTCCCACCCGAGATGCTCTCCGACCTCAGCCTCGCTCAGACCGATCTCATCGTAGAAATCATTCAGCGAAACACGCATCTCGTCGCGCATTCGTTTGTTTAGTTCATTCATAGCACGCATCAGGCGGTCGCGATCGGACTTGAAATATCGGTTTGTAAGGGGGTCGAAGCAGAGAATATCGCCACCTCCGGTAATGATGACCTCGCGTTCGCCAAGAGGGTGCTTCGTAAGCGTCTCCTTGGCAACTGCATCACGAATCGCCTGCTCTTTTTTCTCGCCGACTACCTCAACAGCCTTCTCTTTGTACTCCTTGAGAGCCGTTTCGGAGATGGAATAAGCCGTTGCAAGAGCAGTGTTGCGGCGAAGATTTGCAGAGCTGGCGCCTACAAGGCAGGCTGTGGACAGCACGCCTGTAACAGCAGCCGGAACATAGCACTTCCATGTGGTGGCAACGATCTCCTTGTTGCTCAGACGCCGGTTTTCCTTGATTTCTCTGGCGTCGATGAGCTGCAAAGCCTTGGGCGTTGCTCGAACGGCGGATACAGTGGTGGCGATCATCCCGGCAATTCCGATGCCGGTTAGGATCTCAGGGCTGTGCTTTTTCATTGACTTCTGGGCGCTTTTCAACGCCTCAATGATAGTTTGTTTTGTCATTTGAGTTCTCCTCTCTAAATAGTGTCAAGCATTCATCGGCGAAGTCAGCGGCAATCGAAAATATCCGACCTTCATCCGTACCATCTGCGATAGATGAGAAAAGCACCATCTTAATGGCGAACTCCTCGATCACATCTTCCGGATCTTTCATGGGATGATCCATAATTGCCTCGATCATCTCCCATGCCGCCCATCTCGAAAAGCAAGACTCTTCAAAGTGATGGCGTGGCCAATAGATTTCGGGTTCATCTGATTCGTTGAGATAGTCGAGAAGTGCTTGTACAGCCATATCATTTGTCATGAGTTCACCTCGAAAAAAGAGAAGAGCCCTGTTTAGGACTCTTCCTCTTCGTTTCTGGCAGCAAGTGCTTCGTTGACCTTCTCCTCGATAATTGCTTCCTGCTCCTTGTTGTCGGCCCAGCCGGATAACAATGTTCCGATCCCGCCAAGGACGACTCCCGCAAGGGACAGCAGCTTAAAGATGTTTCTCTGGTTCATAAAGCATGACCTCCTTTCCATAATAGGCGATGTAGTTTTTGCGGGAAATCAATAATCCCACTCAGATTCTGGTTGAGGGCCGAACTCAGCATCGACGACATAACACGGAATCTCTCCGTTCAGTCCATCATCAACCATAGCCTTCGAGTTATCGAAGTCGATCCAGTACATGCTATCAGACAGCAACCAGCCAACAACATCTCCGCCTTCGACATGGCTTATTCCAAGGAAGTCGTAGAAATCGTTCAGAGTTACGAACGCGCCGAGAACCATATTCCTGTTGATGTGATATTCTGCTTGCAGGACTTGGCTTATGGTTGCCTGAAAATATCTTTTGGAGAAGCTGTCGTAGAAGAGTCGCTGCTCCTCGTTGGCATCTTCAAACTCCAAAGATGAATTGGAGAAGCCTCCGGTAGCCGTAATAGGCGGCATACTGCTTTTCTCTGCGGCGATGGACTCCATGATCTTCTTGTGAGCATCTTCGCCATACAGTTCTTTCAATTTATGCTTATAGTCAGAATAGGATCGGTTTACGAGCGCATAGGCACTGGCAAGGGACGCCTGCTGCTTCTTATTGAGGGTATTCGCTCCAAAGATGCAGATGATCGTAGCGACGCCAGTGGCCGCAGCCGGTATGTAGCATTTCCAGCATGATTTGACGGCTTCGAGCTTTGTTGCAGCATAAGGGTCGCCATCGTGATTTCTCCTGCTGTCGGCCTTGATAAGGCTATCCGCTTTCGGGGTTGCCTTGACAGCCAGAACCGCGGTTGCCACAACGCCAGCGGCTCCGATGCATGTCAGAATGGTGGGAGATGCCTTCTTCAAGCTTCTCCCGATCTTAGGGTTGAGTTTCATCTGAATTCTCCTTTCATTTCATTGCATTTAAGAGATCTAAAATATCAGCAGCGACCGAACTGGCAGTTTGAAAGATCTCGTGCATCTCTTGGTTCTCTCCTGAGTGATTTGAATAGCGAGCCATCTTCATGGCGAACTCGTTTGTGAATCTGATAAATTCGTCGACCGATCCATCGGAGCGATGATGGAGCCGCTTGCGAATGTAGTTCTCAAGTTCTCTGATCGCCCACTGTTTTGTGCTTGCCTCCTTGAACTCTTTTTTCCACTTCCAGAGAAGCGGAGGCGACCATGCATCCATGGTGTACATGTCGCACAAGATCAGTTCAAATTGCTCGATGTTCATGCTTTCTCCTTTCGTCCAAAATAAAAAGTAAAGAAGCAGTATCGGACTCGAACCGATCACCTCTTCACTGGTTTTGTGAAGCGCTCTACCACTGAGCTAACTGTTTCTCCATAATATGAGTTGCAAAATCTGCGGAAAAAGAAAAGAGCCGCATAAAAACGGCTCAATTTCTCAGATCCCAATAGTCTTCAATAGTTTGTTAAGTTCTTCTTTCGTAAGGTCCGCATCCAAATCCAGATGGACATGAGTCTTATCGTCAATGACTGTCGTCCGGAACTCATTGAGCTGAATATCTACTTCACAGCCCAATTTTGTCCGAAGTACCTTCTTTACGATCCTCGATACAAGTCCTGTCATGAATTTCGATTGAATTTTCATCTCATCCATACTCCTAACCCCTTTCATAGGTATTGGTATCCATAATAGGGGCTGCTGGATTGGCGCTAAATATCACGGCGGTCGAAGACCGTTTCCCAACGCTGCTTTTGCAAAGGCTTCATTTTCAACGCCCACATGATTTGCCGAATCGTTACAGTTGGCCAGAGTCCGTCCGTACAAGTTCCGGCCCGTTCATCAAAGAATTCCTTGAATTTCGGGTGAACATAGAGTGCATCGGTCAGCCATGCATCCACCTCTGTCCAGAATGTGGACTTGGTTTCGGCATCATACCGCTGTTGGATCACAGCAAGACCTTTATCTCCGATTTCAAACAGTGTGCAGCTATCGTAGACCGGATGGTCGCAAATATAACGCTTTCCGTACATCGACAGATAAATTGTAGGCTTTTCATAGTGGTATCGCATCTCCATCTCCAAAACAAAAAGAGGAAAGCCCCTGTTACAGGACCCTCCTCCGTTGATAATGCTTTAATCGTCAAACATTTTGCATGACGCTTTGCAGTAAGGGTAGGGACCACCGCAAGCTTTACAACCTGCGGGCGGCATGTCATCCCTGAAGATCAGATACTCGTCGCCTCTTTCATCGAGTCCGAGTTCCATTTCGTCTGCGCTCTCGTACTCATAATCCAATTCCTCAATTTCCCATCCACAGGACGGGCAGGCATAAATACCGCATCCGCCTTCGGGATCTTCTTTCCGATCCATCACCGCTCCGCACTTGTTGCAGATGGCGTATCCCTTATTCAGGTAGTCCATCAATTCACTACCTGTCGGTTTAATAACCTTTCTACCTTTTCTGCGCACTTTCATTACCTCCTGTTAATCTGGAAGTAGCTGCTATTATACAGTACCTCCGGTATTAAGTCGAGAGATATAAAGAGCTCTTCGGTATCTCCTTTCCATAAAGCGCCCTGCAAAATCTACGAAAAAAGCGAAGAGAGCGTGTTTTTTACACGACTCTCAACGCCTGTTGGCTCAACTCTTTCGAGTAGGCTTGAAGCGATTGAACAGATTCTTGAATGTCTGGGATGTAAATGTCCCCGTTTCCTCGAATCTCAGTCCTCTTCTCATCCAAATGCCGTAGAACATCAGCGGCAATACAAGTTCCGCCGCAGCAATGCCGATCTTCGCGTACCGATCGAGCGTATTCTCGTCAAGCTGAAACGCTTTCAGTGTCGCGTCTTCGTCATGGGCTGCTTTATCCATGGCCCGACGCTCCGACTTTTCCTCGATTTCAGTTTCCGTTTTGATCTCTTCGATACGGAGCTTGTGCAGTGCTGCAAGGTTCTTGATGACCTCCGATTTCTCGTCTTTGTTAGATGCCGAGTTGAGATTTTTGATCTCGGTTTCGATTGCATCATCCAGCAATTTCTTGATTTCTGCCATATTGCATTTCTCCTTTCAATAAGTTGGCTCCATAATAGGGGGTGTTATTCGTGCGGGAGGAAATTCTCGTTGCGAACATTGAGTGTGACGGTTTTCATGCCAGAAATAGTTCGCACATCTGTGCCCAATTCGAGAAACAGAAATGGTTCGCTCGTCGGGTCAGAACGGTCGATCCGAAGATCGCCGACGGGAATGTACCTTCGCCGAAATATAAGCGTTCCGACTACAAGTCCGATGATAATGCCGACAACAATGCCAATGATGAGTTCCATGTCATACCTCCAAAATTATTTTTCAGATTTTTACCCCGGGCAATTTTCCAGATACCAATTTAGCATCTGATCCAGTTACCCGCGTGCCGGAAAATATAAAAAAGAAAGAGCCGCTGACAACGGCTCAATCCTTTCCATAAAGGGGTTTGCTTAATCTGCGGAACTGTCCTCGTAGATCGTCCGTTTTCTCAGAGAAGACCATGGGATGTATCTTTCCTCTCGGCATACAGGACACCAGAACCGACTGGTCTTTCCGCCGACATCGACCAGCTCGTCACTGTCAGCTTCCAGTTTGCTCCCGCAATTCGGGCAGTTGAAGCGGTAGCATTGTCTGACCGCCACATTCACAATCCGCATCTCAATCACGCTCCTTACTCAGCAGCCAGAAGAACCGCCGATACAAGTTGTAGTAGACCTCGCGGCAACAGGGGATGGCATACTGCATTTTCAAGGCATTGTAGGACAGACCCTCTGTGACCCCTCGCAAAATATAAGGATAGAGGTCACCGTCCGTACAAATGGCAGCTTGCTCGACCAGTTCCATCCGTTTGGCAAAGGATACGCGGGATTCCGCACACCTTGCAGTTGGATCGCTCCGTACTTGGCCACTCTTGACGAAAATATCAAGGTCGTTCGGACGGCTGCTCAGGCCAAGCAGAGCATTGTAGGCTTTCTTCCAGATCGGATACTGAAGGCAGAAATGCTTCAGTTCGTAATACCGGTGCTTGCCGATCCAGTATGGATTTTTCTCAGACAGCTCCGGACGGATTTCCGTTGCCATTATTGTCGTTCTCCTTTCCACAAAAATCCTGTCTCCTCGTAGAGACGCTTTGGGGAGATGTAAAAGTTGATACGGCCGTAGCGTGAATCCATCTCCTCGATGGTGGTGACTAATTTTCCGCTGCGAGTGGCTTTGCCAATCGGGAGCCACCCTGAGACGATGCCGGCACGAACCCATGAAGCATCTTTGCCATACACACGGGCCGCAACAGCCACGGGGACAGACCCCTGAGGGAACTCTTGCTCGTTCATTGGCGTTTACCTCCTTTCAACGGCTATTCTAAGTTAGCAACTGCGCTTTGTTAAAACAACCTCGGTGGTCCAGTCCTGAGCTTGCCATCGGACCATCGTCATTTCGCAGGGATAGTCCTCAAAGCCGATGGTTTCGCAGGTGATGAAGCCCTCCAAAACACCGATAATAACTTCAGCCTCGTATTGTTTGTACGGAAATATCAGTTCGGGAAGCTCTCTATGTACAGAACCGCAGCGAGTGCATTGAAGCCGCCGCATTGGGATCTTCCAGGTCTTTCTTCCTTTCGTCCGTACAATCCGAGTAACACGGTCATAGTATTTCAAATCGCCGCCGCATTTTGGGCAGGTTGATACATCATTTGTAATCATATACATCGCTCCGTCAAAAAAATAAAGTGTAGGAATGGCTTGACAACTCCTACACCATAATATATGATTACAAAGGACAAATCAACTATGGAGGTGCAACTCATGCTTGTAAAATGCCCTGAATGCGAATTGCAGGTAAGCGACAAGGCTCCGGCTTGCCCTCATTGCGGTTATCCAATGAAGCCGTCAGTAAAGCGAAAACCGAGAGCCAAAAACAATAAACGAAGACGCCTCCCGAACGGGTTTGGCCAAATCAGCGAAATAAAAAACCGCAACCTTCGGAATCCCTTTCGGGCGATGGTTACGGTAGGAAAGACTCAGGACGGCAAGCCCATTTGCAAACCGCTCAAGCCTGACTCATATTTTTCAACTTACAACGACGCGTATGCAGCGCTCGTAGAATATAACAAGAACCCTTACGACCTCGGCACCGCGATCACCGTCAAAGAGCTTTATGACAAGTGGTCGGAAGAGTATTTCAAGACGCTCAAATCGGAGGGCAGTTCACGAGCCGTTACTTCAGCTTGGAAGTATTGCTCAGCTGTCTACGATATGCGAGTGATGGATGTCCGTGCCCGCCATGTGAAAGGCTGCATGGACGAGGGTGTTGCCACTGTCAGAGGGAAAGAGCAACACGCCAGCGCATCTATGAAGAATAAGATCAAGTCCTTATTCAATCTGATGCTTGACTATGCTCTGGAATATGAGATCGTCGACAGAAACTACTCGCGCACATTCAAGCTTACTGACGAAACGATCAAAGAGATCCAGAAAGTCAAGAAAGAGCACATACCTTTTACGGACGAAGAAATATCAAAGCTCTGGGAACATGTCGACGATAAGAATTTCGTTGATGTGATACTCATTCAGTGTTATTCTGGATGGCGTCCACAAGAGCTCGGCCTAATTGAGCTTGCCAATGTAGACCTTGAGAATGGCACTTTCAAAGGCGGCATCAAGACCGAAGCTGGTGAAGACCGCGTCGTACCTATCCACTCAAAAATTCGCTACCTCGTGGAGCGACATTACAATAAAGCCAAAGAAATCGGCAGCCCGTATCTCTTCAACTGCAAAGACAAGCGCAGCAGCAAGACTGTGATGATGAGCTATCAACGCTATAAGGCCGGCTTTGAGATGATCCGTGACGAGCTTAATCTTAACCCGGAGCATCGTCCTCACGACGGAAGAAAGCACTTTGTCACGGCCGCAAAGAAAGCCGGTATTGACGAATATGCAATCAAATACATGGTCGGTCACAAGATATCCGACATCACCGAAAAGGTCTATACCCAGCGAGAATTCAACTGGCTGAAGGAAGAAATCGAAAAAATAAAATAGGGTGTATTCTGTGTAGGAATGTCGATGTAGAAATAATATAGGAATAATATATGACTTACCTACATTTCCACCCTTTCAACCACATCTTACTACTTCTTAAACCATTGAAATAACAGCACTTAGCAGCGAGTAATCCGAAAAGATGTTTCTATTTTGTATAATGAATAAAAAATACCATTT